ATGAAAAAAGACACGCCCGCACAGAAAAACACGCCCGGCACCGCTTGGAATTGTCCAAAGGTTCCGGGTCTACGGCTTCGGCATATGGCAACGAAGTCGGTCTATTACCTGTCCTATCGCCCGCGCGCGGGCGGCGTACACCGCAACATGAAGCTAGCCGACGAAAGCATTATGACGCTTACGGCGGTGCGCGAAATGGCAAAGGCGATATTGGCCCGCGTCGCGAACGGCGAAGATCCCGCCGGGAAAAAGAAGGAACTTGCCGAACGGCCGACTATGGCGATGCTCAAAGAGCATCATCTGAAAAAGCACGCCGACACTAAGAATAAATCATCCTGGGCGGAAGACGTGGAAGCCTACTATGACAACCACGTAATACCGCATTTCGGTGCTGCTAAAGCCGTTGCCGACGTAACCGAAGCCGAAGTGAACGACCTTCATTGGAAGATGCGGAAAACACCGGCGGCCGCTAACCGGTGCATGTCGATGCTTTCGAAGGCGTTTTCACTAGCGGAAAAATGGGGATGGCGGCCCCGGAATTCTAACCCGGAGCATGTCGATCGATACAAGGAAAACAAGCGGAAACGGCTTCCAAAGGCCGACGAAGCGGTGCGGCTTCTGGTAGCCATCAACAACTTGCGGGCCGACAATCCATGGTTCGCCGGGCTCATCGAGCTATTGTGTTTCACCGGTGCCCGTAAAAACGAAATCATGTCGGCGAAATGGGCGTGGATAGAAGAAGACGGATTGCACTTGCCGGACTCGAAGACCGGCGAAAAGGTCGTCGCGCTGTCGCAAGAGGCGCGCGAAGTTCTGAAATCGATACCTCGCCAGAAAGGCAACCCGTACATCATCCCCGGCCATATCAAGGGCGCGCATCTGGTGAACTCCGCCAAGCCATGGGCGGCGCTCTTGAAGTCTGCCAAGGTCGAAGGACTACACATGCACGACTTACGCCGCTTCTTCGCATCAGCGGGCTTGTCCAGCGGCTTGGACCTATCGACCGTCGGCGAACTACTTGGACATATGGAAGCGTCTACAACGAAGCGCTACGCCTTCTTGCTAGCAGGCGAATCCCAAAAGGCGGCCGACGTCGCTTCGGAGCGGGTAAAAGACATAATGACCGACGGTGGAAAGATCGCCCAACTCCGTCGGAAAGCCTAAAACTTCCCCGCAACTTCGTTGACGGTGCAGTATACGCAATGCATATTGGAAAGCATGAAAGACATGAAGTACCGCCGGGAATTCGCATTGCTGTTTGAAAAGGCGCAGTTGCAACAAACGCAACTCGCGGGCTACCTCGGCGTGTCAAAAGTAACAGTCAACAGATGGCTTAAAGAGCGCGACGACGCGGTAGACCCACCTTGGTACGCGCTCCAATTCTTGCGGCTCTATATGATGTTGCCGGAAGCGCTACGGTCCCGCGTCATGGTGCAGGAAGATTTGCCGAAGCAATAGTTCTATCGGTGAAAAAACCGTGTCAGCCATTCGAAGGAATTTGCAAGACTGACACCGAGCGCGGCACCGCCGAAGCCGACGACGCCAAGCGCCCCGATCCCCATCAGCTTCCACCGCTTAACCTCGTCGGTAACAGTTTTGCTGTCTTTGACTTGTGTACTGATGGTGGCAATGTTGGTTTTTATGTCGGCTACTTCATTGACAAGATCGTCCATGCGGCGATGAACCTGGGCGCGCTTTTCATCGGCTTCGCGATTTTCTGCACCGGCGCGATTTTCCGATGCGTCAAGATCCCGGCGTAGTCTTTCGACAAGTGCCGTCAACGAGCCAATCGCCTGATAGATATCATGTAGGCTCGTAGGTGCCATGTCGATTATACCTTGCAGTAGCTATCGTGAGCGGCGTTGTTCTGCCGGATTTGCAGCGTCGTTTCTGGCGTGTCCTTGCTGGAATACGTGATAGCTGGAAATAGTTTGCACAACGCGCTATCAGTCCCGCCGGTATGGGTCGTCCCGCACGCTGTCAGTAGGCTTGACACTGTTACGAGCATTAGCTGCGTCCGCAATATTTTGAAGCTGGCGGGCATTCTCTACGGCCTCCTTAGCCTGATCGTCTTTGTTTGCCGCCGCGCGGCCTTTGATATACGCACCGCCAACCGCCGCCAGAATGGCGGCCAATCCGATAAGGAGTCCGTTTCCACCCGAAATCAGCGCAAAAAGGGATTCAAGCATTTTTCACCGCGTCCCGAACGGCGGCCGGTCCGGCCGCATCCTTCGCGAGGTCTTTGACTGCCGCGTTCTGCTTGTTAATCCGCCAGCGGTCATAGAGCCACCATACGAGCGTGACGGCGTTCATGCCGACGCCTACGAATGCATCGGATGCGCCACTATCAAGTAGGCCGCGCGCGACAAGCATACCGCCGATGACTTGCAGGATTTGACGCAAAATCGGGATCAGAAGATTGATTGTCATAGCCTTATCCTTTCTTGAAAAGGCTGATTACGATGGCAACGAGCGCCTCCCAAAACGACGCTTGGACTTCCGTCGATGGCGTCGCCGGGATTGGTGTTTGCGGCTGCACGGGAACCGGCGGCGTTATCGGCGCGGGAACCGGCGCTGGCGTCGGCGAAGCCGACACAGTGAACGGCCCGGCGGCCTTCAATGCAGAAAGGAATGACTTCGCGTAGGCCGCGATTTTATCGTCTTCGTCGGTGCCGTTGACGACGGCCCGCGAGCCGACGAAGTCAACCTTGATGCCTGGTTTGATGTAGTCGCCGAGTCTCTTTCCGGTCCACCATCCTTCTTTGTTTCCAAGGAAGAGCGAATGAGCCGAAATGAAAGGATCGCCGCGCTTGTCGGGATCCGCGACCAAATCGATACCGAGACCGAATGCGGCATTTAATTCGCGCGTCGCGCGTACCGCGTTTGCCCGGCCGGTGTTCTGTACGTCGCCTTCGCCTCGAAACCGCCAGCCGTCGCCGCTGGCTTCGTCGCCGTTGCCGTTTCGGTTTGCATAGGCGCGGTTCGCGATGCGCTGCGGTTGCCGTGCGTATGCCTGTGCTTGAGCCGCTGTAAAATACTTCGCGAACACTTGGCGCAAGCGTTCGGCCGAATAGTTCAAGTTTTCCGTAACCGGCTGCATCGTCGCGCCGGTTTCGTGGTAGCTGGTCGCGAGGTCATAAGACAGAAATTCAATCGGGTCGGCGGCGTAGTAGCTCGCCCAGGTGTCAAGTAAACGCTCAAGGCCGTTAACCTGAGACTGTGAAAGACCAGAAGCAAAAAGGCCGGAACCGCTGTTCCGCAAAGCCGCATAAAATATTGCCCGGTCCATCTGTTGAATCCCTGTAAACGCGTTGACGTTTTGTAAACGCGTCTAAGGCGGCTCGCTATCACGGAAAAGGGAAACGCCGGGCGGCTATTCGGGCAAGTCGATGATATCGCCGCCGCCTGTCGGCGCGTCGGGCTCAACCGGTTCGGCCGGAGCATCCGGGTCGATCTTGTCGTCGTCGGTCGGCTTCGTCTTTTTGACGCCGCTTGGAACGTCCGCCTGTTTTTCTGTGAACAATTCGGCGTCAATATCGGTCTGGTAGCCACTGGCGTCGTAGTGATGCTTCACGCTCTTGATGCGCCATTCCGCCGGAATGTATGGGCGTATGTTTTGAAGGATCAATTTCGCTTCGGCTTGCACGGTCGGGTCGCCGACGATGGTGCAGGAAAAAGCGGCCCTCCCGCGCTTCGATTGATTGCTGTACGCATCCGTCGCGGCGGTCGCCTCGGCTTCATTATGATAGGTGTATCTAAGGTCGTGGTAGGGCTCTTTCCCGGTGACGACTTCTTTCTTTTCGCCGCTACGAATATCAACCCAATACGCCCGGACGCCGCCTTTTTCTTCGGTGTCGCCGCCGCTACCTTCCGGCGAAATAATATCGCCGGTGAACTGATCCGATTGTGACAAGCCACTATCGCCCGCCGATTGCTGGTCGGTGCCGCCCTCGCCTTCGCCCTCAAGTCCGCCAGCTTCGCCCGCTTCGTCGCGGGCCGAATAGATGAAATGCCAATTCACCATTTGGTTTTCGTTCAAGGTGACAACGGGTAACTCGCCGCCGGTGATGCTCTTGCCGGTTCCGCGCTTCGCCGCCGCCAGCTTGCCGGACACCGGTTTTGCGACGCCGTCGTGCATTGCAGCAAGACGCGAAGCAAAGGCCATATCCGATTCATTATGCTGGTCAATATGGCGGATAACGATGCCCGATAACGCGGGATCAACCTTCGCTTCATAGCCATTGCGCCCGGCGATTTCCTTCATGATCGCGCCGAACGTCATTTGATGATAGCTCTTCGTCTTCGGCGTGCGGAAGCTCTTGTTCATCGCGGCCGACCGGCCGGATACGCACAATTGGCGCGGCGGGCTTTGGATCTTCAAATCATCGATAAGATATGATCCCATCGAAACCGCGACACCGTCTTTATAGCCTAGCGTGACTTCGACAATGGAACCGATAATAGGAAGAGCGACTACGGCCGCGTCGTTATACCGGGCGCGGTCGTCTATCGTGATTGACACACTATCGGACTTGCTTTCCGCTTCGTCGGTAACATCGACGGATATCAGCCGGTCGCCCAGGCTGGTTGTTACGTCTTTCCCGGCGCTTGTAATGCGGCAAATGGGCTGCATCGTTATCCCCATATCCGCATGATTGGTGTCGTCTTCGGCCGTGGTAGGTCTGGCAAGAATATCTTCACGCCAGCGTTGAGGCGCGCGCCAAGCCGGGCTAGACCCCGGTTCCCTTCATAGACAGTCTCAAGCGCAAGCGCTTGCTGTCCTAGCGGATAGTGACGCCAGCATATTTCATCGACCATATCGCCGTCGCTTGTCCGGTAGGTTTCGGCCATCAGATGAATCCCCCATCGCTTCCGTAGCTCATCAATTCGAGCGTGAATTCTTGCTTCTTCGGGGATCCATCCCGATTGAAAATCGACTGCTTTTCGTCAATGCTGGTTATCGAAAACATGCCGAATATCCGGCCGGAACCGGACACAAGGAAAAATGGCGTTCCTAGTTTCGCCATTGATCGCATTGATTCAATCTGATTGAAGCCGCCCCGGAAGTGTGGGTAAATCACGCCGTCAATATTGATGGTCGTATGACCTTCGCCGATGAACTGCAGCGCGGGATGACGCCCGATGCGCTCTTGCGACTCCCAACGGAAATGGTCGTTTCGTTCAAGGTTTTGGTAAGCCGCTGTTTCGAGGCTAAACCGGAATGGTCCAAGTCCCATCATTGTCGCCATGGCTGCACCTAATCCGAAAGAGCCGACAACGATTGTTGTCTCGCGGCTTCTGTGTTTGCTGCCAACGCGGCGCGGACCGCCGCGCCGACTTCGGCCGGTGTTCCCTGCCCGCCCTGCACGATGATCGAACCGACGCTAGTGCTTGCGTCGATAGATTGCGGCTGATGGACTAGGAGCGGTTCCGGAATTGTAAGGTTCGCGGCCTGGACGCTACCAGCCTGCACAACACCGGTTTCAACGGTGCCCGTGGATCCGCCGCCCGATGGAATCGGCGTTGGCATTTGGATGCGCGGGCCGGACATAGCGGCGTTGACGCCGACGCTCCGCGCGAGCGAGTCCATAGCAGGCGTGTTTAGGCCGCCCGTGATAGGAGCGCCGCCCGTCGCCGAGACATTAAAACCAAGGCTTGTCTTCAAGCTATCGGGCAAGAAGCTTATCAGGTCATTGACGCTTGATTTGAACCACGAAACAACGCTTCCCCACATGGATTTGAGGCCGCCTAAAAATGAACTGATGGCGTTCGCGCCGACTTGGTAGAGTTTGAAGCCTAGCTCGGTACTAAACTTTTCGTACGCGGCCATAAGTTCTTGAATCCAGCCCTGCACTTTGCCGAGCCCGGAATTCAAGCCATCGACAAAGGAACTGACAAGCTTCGTCCCTTCGTCAATCAAACTGATGCCGGTAAAATATTTAAAGATAGCGTCAATCGCCCGCGCGATATGAGTAGCGGGCGAAAACTCAATCAACAGTTGCGTGATACCTTGAATGAAACCGCCGTCGAAAGCCGCCGTAATCGAAGCCCATACGCCAGCAAGATAGGATTTCAGCCCTTCCCATGCCGCCGATATCCCCGTGATGACGGAGTCCCAATTCTGATAAAGCAGATACCCGGCCGCGACCAGCGCCGCGATACCCGCAAGAATCCAACCTATCGGCGTCGAAAGGATCACGATGCCAAGATTGACGAACGCGACGCCGACCATCGCCAAAGCTGAAATCAACGGCCCGCCAATCCACAAGGCAATTCCAAGCATTGCCGCCTTGAACGGCCCGCCGACGAAGTCAACGACCGGCTTGATAGCGGTTAGGAACGAATTAAACCCGGCGGACACATCGGCCAACTGCATGCGAATTTCCGACGTCGGATTGACGAGGTCGCGCATGAATTTCGTAAGGCTCTTGACCCATTCGCCGATAGTGGAACGGACCAGCATTTTGTTGGCGTCGTACCATTCGGTAACGCCCAGCACCGCATCGTTGAAGACCGGCAAGAGTTGCACCGCAACGAACGTCTTGAGCCCGTTCAACTTAATCATCAGCCGGTCGATGTTATCGCCGAAGTCGCCGCCCAAAGCGGCCGCACGTTCCGACATAATGGAACCGGAGTCCCGGGCTTCCTTGCGAAGCTTCGCGAGCCCGTCGGTGCCATCCGACAGCATTTTGACCATATCAACGCCGGACTTGCCGAACAGTTTGAAAGCCAGCTGGTTACGGCGCAACGGGTCTTCAATCTTGGCAAGCTGTTTCATGGTCTGGTCTAGGACCGATTCCATAGGACGCATTTTGCCGTGGGCGTCTTTCAATGAAACGCCCAGGCTCTTGAAGTCCTTCGCCAAACCCTTATTGCCGCGACTTGCCTCGGCGGCATTGATGCCAAGTTTCTGCAAACCCTTGTTCACGGTTTCCGCTTCGACGCCGGATATCTTGGCCGCGTAGTGCCATTCCTGAATCGCTTCGGTGCCTATGCCTAACTTGAAATGCAGTTCATCCAGAGCCGCGCCGACGTCGGCAACGTTCTTCACCATGCCAAAGAGCGCGACACCAATCGCACCGCCGCCAACGCCAATCGCACCGGCGAACAAGCCGAGTCGGGTCGTCGTGCGACCTAATGCGGATCCTAGTCCTGTTATCCGGTTGCCAAGGTTCCCGGCGGCTTTCGCGATACGGTCGAAGCCTAGACGATTGGAGAGAGCCGCCAGCCGGGCTTGAATGCGGCGGATTCCGGCCGTGACGCGGTCAACAAGCGTAAGCTTAATTTCGGCTTCGGCGACTTGCTTACCCATTTCCCGCGCCCTTTTTCGGCATTCTGTCGGCGGCCAATTGCCGCCAATAGTTCAATTCCGAAACGTCCATTTCCAACATTTCGGAAGGCGGCCAATGGAAGACGACCGCCAAGTCAGCCATAAGGTTTGCAGCGGCTTCCCAACTTAGCGTCGAGCCCGCTTCCCCATAAAACCCTCGATGATCTTTGAAATCGCCTCAATGTCTTCGCCGTCCAATTCGTCAACGCCTTCCGGCGGCCAATTCGACAACAGACGGATGATAAGAAAGGTCTTTTCGGTCGTATCGTCTTCGCGTGTGATCGCGCGCAAATCCTTGCCCTTGATGCGGCGAAGAGGAATGAAGGTATGCTCTTTACCTTCGAAAGTGACCGGCACTTTTAGAGTGTGCCGGGTTTCGTTTAGTACGTCCATGTCGGGATTTCCTTGTTTAGATACCGATGTTGTCGCGGTGCGCGGCAAGCTGGTCGATGCCGCCAAACTTGCGGATCATGTTGAGAATATCGATTTCGCAATATTCTTCGTCCTTCTGGCGATACCGGAAATAGCCAAGTTCGGCCGTCAAAGTCTGCGTTGACTTCGTGCCCGGTTGCCACTGTCCGAACGCTAGTCCGGCGAAGAGCCCGCGCATGTTCACGACAACGGACTCCGGTGCCTTCCCTTGCTCTTGCACGGAACCACGGGCAACGATTGCAACGTCATCCTGTCCCATCAGTGCGATAAGCCGGGTATCGGCGTCGGATATGACCATGGAAGCCGAAAGCAATTCCATGCCAAGTTCGATGGAACGCGGTCCATCCATGCCACCGGCGCGATGACTTTCCCGAACGAAGTTGAGTTCGGGAAGCGTGATAGTATCCGCCCGGCCCGCATAGCTGCCGCCGTCAAGATACAAGTTGAAGCTTTTCAACTGGCGTGGAAGTGCAGAGGCCATTAAACCAAATCCTCAAGAAAATCGTTGACGATGCGCGAACGGAAGATGACGTGTTCCGCCGGGTAAGGCGGCGTGAAATCGATGTTGAACCACACCTTGCCTTCCGCGATGGAAGCGGGCGAATTCAAGTCCGGGTCGGCGTAGCAACGGCCGCCAATTAACGCACCCTGGGCGACAAGCCCGCGAATGTAGGCGTTAACGGACTCTTCGACATCATCGATATAGGTTTTCGTAATGTTGCGGTCCACGGCCCAAAGATGGGCGCGCATGATGCTGTCGTTGATGATATCGGCGGTACGGACAACCGACAGAAATGCGAACTTCGCATCGGAAGAGCATGTACGGTTGCCCCATAGACGGAAACCGTCTTCGCGGATGATTGTCGCTACATTGCCTTCGTTGAGAAGGTTTGCGCGACTGTTCGGATCGCCGAGGGCGAAATCAATCGGCCGCGACGTACCAAGAATACCGTTGATGTTCTGGTTTGACGGCGACCACCAAAAGCCCCGGTCATTGTCGATCTTGGCGATAAGACCGGCGACAGCCGACGAAGCCGGTTCGTTCACGATGTTTTCGCCGTGCGCGACCGTGACGAATGGATCAACCACGTAAACGCGTTTGCTGCCATAGTCTTCGGCGTAAGTCAGCGCGTCAGCGTCGGTCGTGTTCGGACCGTCCGCAATGATAACGGCCTTGAGCCGTTCGGCGATGCCGAGCATTTCCGCTACGACAGGGTTTGCCGAAGCGCCAGTTGCAGCCGTTGCGACCGCGCCATTACCGGCCCCACCGCCAGAGAATTCAACAGCGGGCGCGGTGACATAACCGAAGCCGGGCGAGTCGATAACAACGGAAGTAACGACGCCGCCGACGACTACGGAATGAGCCGTTGCGCCTTCGCCGCCACCGCCGGTAAGGGCGACGGTCGGAGCGCTGGTATACCCGGCCCCACCGTTCGATAGGTTAATAGTCTTGACGCCGATTGGACGGCTACCCGTGAAGCCGGGCGCGATAAGGATGCGCGGCGTCTGACCGACGACCGATTGCGCATCTATCAGATTATGAACGCCTTCAAGAATGTTGGCCTGCGTTTCGGCGGCGTCTTCGCCCTCTTCGACCCGGACGACAATCACAACCGCGCCGATCTGGTCGAGGATGAGATCAAGCGCGTTAAGAAGCGTGCCCGCACGGGTCTTCAAAACCGAAGTATCGAGGGCGGCCGCCTTTGAACGACTACCGGCGATAAGCACCGGTGTATTCAACGGGAACGTCGATACGTTTGCATCCGGTGCGGTTCCTACAATGCCGATGACCGACGACCGGACGGTACGAACCGGGCGCGGGCCGTCGTCAATCTCAATGAGTTCAACACCGTGTAGAAATTGTTCGCCAGCCATGAAATGAATCCCTGTAAACGCGTTGACGTTTTGTAAACGCGTCTAGGGCGGCTCGCTATCACGGAAAAGAGAAACGATGCATTCGATTAAAGGTCTAAGCCCGCAAGCCAAAGAACGTCAATCTGTTCTGGCGTCATACCTATGTCACCCGACGATCCAATGAAGTCGAAAAGCGGATCCGTACGGATGAATTCAATCACATTCTGGCGCTTACTCTTGACAACGGTTTTGTTTGGTTCTGGCAACGCTTCAACCGCAGCATCTATCATGCCGCGCAAATCGATACCGTTGGCGTTCCCATAAATATCGATCATGGCTTCAAATCGCCATTTGGCAAGCGGCGGGAATAGCTCGTCACGAGTCGGAGGGCGCTTGCTCATTATCGAGCCATCCCAAAGATGGCCGGTAATCGCACCGCCCTCTGATCCGGGGATGACGCTAGAGTCAGCGCTAATCTCGTCGGCATTGATGCCGATTATATCAAAACCGGCGATCTGCGATTGCTCCGCATCACGCTCAAACGAGCTAATTACGCCGTCATCGTTGACGGCAATATAGAAGTCATGTTCGAATTGTGGGTATAGATCATGCCAAAGAACGTCATTTACATCGTAAAAGGCCATGACAGTTTTACTGTCAATCACATTGCCCGCGTCGTCTTTAAATTCAAAGGTCTTTGGTCTCATCGTTAACTTACCAAAGTTATGCATGACTATTCTCTCCTGTCAGAATGGGAAGGCGGCGAACCAGCCGATATTTGCGATAAAGAGTTGAGGCTGACGAGCACCGAAAACATAGGCGTCTGACTGCAAGCGCTGCATATAAGTTATGACGTAGCCGCTGTTTTCCCATACACCGGAATTGGAACCCGGCTGGACAGACGTGAAGCCCGCCATGCGCGATGCGGTGACAGAGCGGTTAACAGCGGCGTTCTGATGTGCGCCGCATCTGCCTTCCCAATACGTATTGAAGTCACCTAGCTGGGAGGTCCACAACGCCCCGTTGTCGGTCATGCGGAACATCCACCCACCGGCATTATTCAGGAAGCCTAGCTGTCCATCGTTGTGGTGAATGTGTCTGGTAGCAGCGGCCGTGCCGCTGTTATCGACCAATGAGATGTAGTTGGATGAACCAGTTAGTGTTAACTGTGGTGTGTTACCCGTAATCGCAAGTGGTCCGGTCATGGTGTCACCGGCCTTCGAAACGAAGAGCGCTGACAACGCGGCCTTGATATTGGCCCACGTCGTATAGAACACGGTCGCCGCGCCAGCCAGCACACCGGCGAACCTATCGCCGTCGGCCGGTGTAGTGGTCGCCGTTCCGCCTGCCATAGCCGCGCCGACGACAGCCGCCGGGATCTGAGTAGTTGGAACTTTGCCGGAAGCGTCCAGAGACGCATAACCCGATGCCTGGCCCTTTTGTGAAGTCAACTGGCGAGCCGTCAATTCATCCGTCAGATTTATAATTTGACTGATAGAGTGTTCGTGATCGCCGAGGGCGGACGAAGCCGCTTGAGCCACCCATGCACCGCTCGGCGTCTTCACTAGAACGTAGTTATCTTGCGCCGCATCGGCCCCGTCTACGTCGGTAAGGTCGTCAAGCTTGAATGTCTTCGTCGCATCCATCTTGCCTTCAAGTGCGGCCGCTAGACCATCCACTTGCGGAATAGTATGGGTATGTGACGTCGGCGCTTTCCCGTTCAATGCTTCCAAAAGCGCAAAGATATCCGCATCTATCATCAAGACGGCGTCGCGCGCCTTTACAATGGCGTCCGTTACGCTTTCGTCGGGAACCGCATCTTGATCCGGTATCGGGTAGTGACGGTTTTCTGTTTCTAAAGCCATGTTGATCGCCCCTACATTATAGCCGCGCCAAAATCGCCGAAGGCTGGCCGCGAAGCCGGGCCGCCGGTGATCTTGACGCGCAAGCGGCCTTGTGCCGCCGTGATCGGTGTCTTTTCATATTTCTTCTCAACCCACGCGGGATCTGAAAGCGCTTCGTTCGCGATAAGCGGAACAGCAATCCAAACGTCGTCGGCCTTGTCGTATTCCAAGGTCACGGTTGAGCCGGCCGGAAGCATCGCCTTAAAATAACTTGTGAGGCGAACAGCATTTCCGAAATTGAAGGCCCGGCTGACATACTCGCCAGCGGTGCGAATGGAACCGGACAACAATTGCGGACCGGCGTATAGGACCGGCGAAAGCTTTTGCGTACCGGTTAGGATGGCGCGAAGCTCTACGGTTTCCGTGATGTACTCTTGCAGCTGCAAGACTTGATACGGCAACAAGCGGAAGATTTCGCCATTGGTGCGAACGATTTCAAACACGACGCGGCATTCCGGCGAAGGCAAGTCGATGGCCGCCCGCACCTGCAAATCACTGCAATTGACCAAATTAAACGAACCAAGTTCGACGGTCTTTGTCGTGACAGGGAACCACGCCGCGACCAGTTCGAAGGCTAGCGACTCGTCTTGATGAAGTGTCCAGCTTTCGGCATTGACCGAACTTGAGCGCGGGCCGACCGGGTAAGGATGGACCGTTACGAATTTCTGCAAGTCGGGATCAAACGCGCCGAGCTTTGCGTACGATATCGAGTGTTCGTTGTCGTCGGACTTAATGACGAATGCGAAAGTTTGGTCGTCACTTGTGAAGACCGGGAAATGATACCGGGATTGACGCCAACCGACGGCCGTTCCTGCCATCGGCACAAGTGCCTCGGCCATAATGTCAGTCGTCGGAAATCCCATGTCGGTGTAAACTTGATTCACCAAAAGATGGTTTTGGTCGTTGCCGATTTTGCAGACATGGAAATTCACGCCAAGGATTTGTCGCGGTTCCGTAAGCGCAAAGTTTTGTGCTTGGGGATCCGCGCCCGCATTACCGGCGGAACCGGAACTGTCGCCGGAACCACGGCGCGGCCTTACCACGATTGGAGGCGGCTGCGTTGGATCAGGGACCGGCGCGGGCGGCGGCGGCGGCGGCGATGACCAATGTTCAATGGTCGTCACTTTCCGCATGACGTCAATGTCAATGATTCCTTGGCCGGTAAAGAAGGTCGTAGCGCGCGTACCGCCCGCACCGACGGCGACAATCGCTTTTGTTCCGGCCGGTACATTCGCCGGAATGGCAAAGGTGCCGGTGATCTTACCTTCGGCGTCGCCAACTTGGACACCGGCGGGCTTCACGTTGAGACTGTCGAAGGTCAATTCGTTGAGGATTTCACCGATACCGAAACCCGATATGGTGAAGGTTACATTGATCGGCCGGAGGAATTCCGCTTGCTCTTGGCGGCGGTCAACGACTTGGTTCGCCGAAGAGGTCGACTCCAGCGGTCCGCCATCGAACCTAATTCCGCGATTAAATTCGTTCGTCTGTGGCGAAGTCCAAACCGTCTGTGAAACTGTCCAGAAATCAACGGACGGTGTCAGTTTGACTACACCGGGAAGCGGCGCGAAATTCGCATATGGATTGATCTTCGTGCAGCCCGTTTTCAGGTTTTGGCTAACGATAATCTGCTCGCTGTAATCCAGCATGACAGGCTCAACCAACGTTGACTGAAAAATAGTCACGTCAATTGCAAGCTGCATCATTCCAAAACCAATTGCCGCCGATTGGGCTTCGCCCAAATCGCGATAGCTATCGTCTACCAAAGGATCAACGAATACGCCTTTTTTGGCTACAGGTTCGCGGGAGTCTATCCCGGACTTTAGCCGCTCCAATTGGATAAGACGGGTATGGTCGAGAACAACGTTCCAAAGCTTCCACAACTCGCCGTAGGGAATGACGCTGATACCGTTGTTTATGATGGTCGGTTTATTGATCCAATCATTGTGAATTTCACACAATGGCAGGACTTCCACCGGCGCAACGGGAACCATCGGATTAGCGCGGGCCGGAACGCCTTTCACATAAGCGGGCGCACCGGAAACGTCCAGGCAAAGCAAATCAACGCGGGGCAATTTGTAGGTGTAGGCAAGGATCGCTTCGCCGCCGGTCGCACCGCCCGAAACAGTGATGCTGTTATAGGTCGTGCTATCCGCAACGACGCTTGCACGATAGCGGTACTTCACGTCGTACGACGAACCAGTAGCGGGCTCCGCACCGGCCGGACCCCAATCGACGCCGTTGCCGGTCTTTAGATAGGTCGTGTAGACGGTCGCGCCCTGCTTTACTTCGAGGATTTGAAGAACGCTGGTATCGGGCAAGCCATCGATTCCATTGGCTTGCGCACCACGCGTTAGCGTTACCGTTCGTTCCTTCTCCAAGAGAATGCCGTTGACTTCTGCGAGCGGGAAAAAGTCCAAGATGAACGTTGCAGATGCACCGCCGGGATAGGTATGACTCTCGCCGGGCACGGCCGCTTCGTCCCAATCTTCCGGTTCGGCATGCCTCAACGATGCGGCGCGTGTCCGTTTGAAACCGCTAATATTGGCTTCGCCCTGTTCGATTGAAAAGTGCTGATAACCAGCATCGGAACCAAGTGCCGTTACCCGACAACCATTGACGATATAGTGCCCGTGCGCGCGGTCGTAGACGGCAAGCGCTTGCGTTACGCCCTCAAGCAATGGCGGCTCTTTTTGGTCTAGTATGGTGCCGTCCTGCAAGAGATATACCGGGTAAAAATCGCCTTCCCCTTCGTCGGTGCTAATCGCCCAGGCTATCGATGCTAATTCACGCGCCGCGCCGCCTTCGCCCTCTGACAAAGCGCCCGGCACGATTCCTACTAGCGACGCGTCGTCGTCATGCGTGATCCAGATGCGGACAAGACGGACACCAATTTCCACCCGACCCGACATAGCAACGTCGGTCAATACGGTTGCAGCGACCGGAAAAGTGTCGCCGGAAATGAAAACTTGACCGTCTGCGAGAGTTACGGTTTTTGCGTCTACATCAACAATAGCGTCGGCGCCAGAAATGCGGTCGCCGTCCCGCGCGACAAGTCGGCTTAATCGATCGTGCCGACCGCGTGCAATCGTCTGCATTTCCGTCAATTCAGCCATTTGAATGTATGGCCGGTCGCCGTAGAAAACTACGGATTGCCATTCGGGCTTGTCCTTCGCCCGGTCAAATGCATTTGGCAGGCCGCTTTCGTGCTCGTAAGCCATAGTCAGAACCCCAACAGAAATTTGAATTGATCGCGCACCGTCTTGCGAAGCGGGATGGATACGGCTTTCGCCATGATTTCGACGCCGCCGGTGATCTGGTTTGGCTCCAGCCACAACCGGCCATCGGGAACGCCAGCCGACAGAACACCGCCGACAAGAAGAGAAACAAATTTGGCTTCACGGTCGGCGACGTCGCCGAATTGGGTCATCGCTTCGATATAAACGGAGCCGCCCGACAACTTCGGCTCGTAACGGTTCGGGCCGAATATGTAAGATCCATTAAATACGCCCGCGACAGGACGGACCGCGCGACAACGCCGATAACCGATGACGTCATTATTTGCGTCGCGCAAAGCAAGGAATAAAACCTTATTGGCGAACCACCCGGCCAACGTCTGTCGGCGTTGCTCTTCCGGCGTCGCCGCCCATGAAGCCGTCGCCGTCTTCCACGGGAACGCAGCGGCTATCCAAGCCAGCACGCCGCCTTCTATTGGCGGAAGCCAATTTCCAATTGCCAAGCCTTCCGCTTCCGTCAACGTATGCGCGAATTCGACGGTTCGGCCGAAAGACCATATCGCGCCTTCTGGAAAATTCAGCGTTCCCGCCGTTGCCTTCACTCCGCTTTCGAAGTCAAGCAATGAGGCGTCCAGCCGGGAAAAATCGCCGATAAGCGCACCGACGTCGTATTGATAGACGCCGCGACGGAACTTGGAACGAAGCGCTGTCGATAGGCTGGATAATGCTTCGATCCGCTCAAGGTCCGGTGCATCCTTAGCGGGAAGCGTCGTGAAACGAAGCTGGTAAGAATTCCAGAATCGGCGACCGGTCCAAGCTTCTTCGATAGCCGCGACCAAGCCAAGCCAACCGAGTCCCATCGCGACGGCGCGCAACGTACCGCGTACCCGCTGCCACGCGATGCCCTCTTTGATGAGCGCATAAAGGTTCGGTACGTATGGCGTTAGTTCGCCCAGGCCATACTCATAAATCAGAAATGGCAGGAACGACGACGGCGGAACAAGCAACTTCGTCCCGGCAACAGCATCGGCCGAATTCGAAACGGCTTCCGGCGCAAGTATCGCGGTTTCAACGTTCCGTTCGAATGCGGTCGAATTGGATGGGAGAAGAGAAGCAACCATTAGAAGTCGCGCCCCTTCACCAATATCGTAACGGTGCCTAGCGCGGCGGCTTGGTTCGGCGGGACGACAATCGTTGCGGTCGGTAGGATGACAGTAACGTTTTGAACGCCTGCAATCATCAACTTACCTATAATCCACGCGATAGTGATATCCCGGCCTAGCTGCATTTCGGCCGCGAAAGCGGTCCGCAAAGATGCTTCCATAAGTGCCGCCGTGTCGTTCGATGCGGTCGGCAAAAGCCACGCTTGAACAGAAATGTTGTAAGTGTTTGTCGCGGCGGCGGCGACGACGATGGTATCGTTGACCATCCGAACGTTGATATCCTGCAAGGCGGCGTCCACCTTACCAAGTAGAATCGCATCAGCGACGCCACCGTTGTCATTGGAAAACACCGCGACGCGAATCGTAGGATCACGGCCGACCGTGTAGACGGCGACGTTGCTCACCCGGATATCGGACGACATGGCGATGAACTTGTAACGCGGTTCCGTGCCGCCGGTGGACCGACCTTCGATTGCCAAGATGACGCGAAGGCGTAACCGGTCGTCCAGTTCGCCGACCATGCGGATAACGCCATAGAAGGCCGCCAGATGGTCGAGGTCGGAACCGGCTGCGAATGCCAGCAAATTCGCCCGAACAGCGTCGTTGACGCGCTGGCGAAGCACGAATTCATTATAGGCGTCAACCTCAATCAACTTAATGACCGGGTCGCTTTCTAAGATCGCGTCGAAGCCTTCCGGGTCGAGTGACACAAGTCTGTCAATCGAACGCTGGCGTATCTCTTCGTAGGAAAGAGTCTCAATGATAGCGGGCTTCGGCAACCCGCTAAGCTGAGACTGCAAGTCGGTCATTTTACTATGATCCCATCAAGAGAAATGACCTTGCCCGTTGGCAAATAGTCACCCGTTAATGAGAAATCTATAACCCCGTCGCCCAAGACCGAGAACGAAGAATTCCGCAAACGCAAACGCGGTTCCCATTTTGTCAACGCTTCCGCCAAAGCCACATAGAGATCAACGGCGAATTCTTCATTCACTGGCCTATCGACCAAGTTCGGAAGGTCGGAGCCGTAGTCGCGGCGCATGACGCGCGTTCCGATTCTGGTCGTGATGATATCCGTAATGGACTGTTTCAAATGGTCCATATCCTCAAGCGGGCGACCCGTGTTTCGGTTCATTCCTTGCGTCATGATCTTTCCCTCTAGTGCGGCGTCGAAGTATCGGACCCGCCCGGCATAACCCCGCCGTGAACATGTGAGTCGCCGATGTTCTTGCCGTTGTGCGTGAGCGACTCGGATTCCAATTCGATACCGCCCGGCGCGCTTATCTTGAGCCCGGTACCGGTACCGACGATGGATGCGCCGCCACCTATAGAAAGATGGAACGCGCCGCCCTGGGCGACTGTCATCTTGTAGGATTTGGATTCGTGGTCGTATTCGACAACGGTGCCATCGGGATATTTTACCCGGTGGATTGTTGCGGTGTCGCCAGCTTGATTTGCGCCGGTATGGATGCTTCCAATGATGACGCCTTGCGACAGGTCGCCGGATGGGCTCGCGATGACAACTTGCTCGCCGACCGACCGGGCTTCGAACGTGACGGTATCCCCTGCCCGTGCCTGTGTGTCCGGGATCCAATCGGTTTCTAGTTCGCCGTACTGCACGCGATAGCGCGCCTTCTTGGCGTCAACCTTGGATATCTTGCCGACGATGATGCCATTCGATAGGCGGCGTTTCAGGTCGGTAATTTCATTGTCGCGGCGTTCCATGGCTACGCGACCACTTCGGAATAATCGGGCTCATGTCCCGGCCCGGTATCCGGGTCGAAGCCAAGCAAGACAATGGTCGGCTGCAGGCCGGTATCATCTTGAACGTTGGTGTAGTAGGAAACTTCCCAATCCATGACGGCACAAAACAGCGCCATTTCGCCTTTCTCGGCGAACGCTATATTCGTATCTGCCAGATGAGCCCATTCGACTAGATTGCTCAAGGTCGGGTCGGTAAGCATGGTGTTTTCAACCGACCAAGCCATTGTATCGGCTTCCGCCGCGCCGTCATCGCCGATGGCATAACATTCGATGCGCAACGCCATGATGCGACGGCGCAACCCTTGCTGATGGCGGTATTCGGGATCCGTCTTTTCGCCCAGGGTATAGACAAGGATTTGTTTCGGGCGGTCCGGATTAGGTTCGGTGTCCCGGCTGTCAAAAACATATTTGCCCGCGCCGGTCGGATATGACACCGGGTCGCCAGCTATCGGCGCTTTGAGCAAATCCGTTACGCGTTGACGAATGATCTTCCGTGGATGCAGCATGACCGCACGTCCTTACATTTTACGAAGGTGCGCTTTCATCATCCCGGACGAAGACGGAAGCGCCTTGATAACCCGGTACTTTGTCCCGTTGATCGTAGCTTCATCGTCTTGCTTTGGTTCGAGTCCGCCAATGTCAGACAGTTTGATATCAAGCACCGGGATCCGGATCGTTACCGGGACGCTTCCGCCGACTTCCGTTGTCTCAAAGCTAGGATCAAAAATCGCGTCGATATCCGGGTAAGTGATATCCGTAGCAAATTGGAAATAGGAAACGGCTTGCCCGAAGGTATCCCGAACAATGTCGGTCATTCCGTCAAGCAAGTCGTTCCAATCCATATGGGCTACCGCCGGGCTTACGCCCCGGCGGCCTCCTTAGCGCGTAGAAGCATTTCAGGCCGCGTGCAGATGAACAGCGGGTAAGAATAGACTTCTGGTCGAACCCAAAAGTTACGCTTTTCATCGCGAAGCATCAGCGAATAGAGCGGACGGCCCAAGGTGTTAGCCCAATCCCATGACTCACCGGGCGCAAAAGCCTGCTGGTAGACGCCGGGCGCATTGACCGGGAAGAACTTGCAGCGTTTCGACTGCACGCCCATACCATCCTTGCCCTTAGTTCCGTTCGTCGCTTCCGATGCGGCGAAGTCGAAGCCGTCGGCTTCCTGATAGCGAACGAAGAGAACGCCGCCGTAATCGAAACTTGCAATCGTGCCAGAGCGGAAACCCGAACCGTTGGCAACGCCCATTGCGCGATTGAGCGCCTGGGCTTGCTGCGTATTCAGGTACGTCTCGCGGACGCTCTTAAGTTTCGTGAGCTTGTTGAAGAAGCTCTTTCCACAAAGGCCGATAACGTAGGTACTCATATTCCAAGCGCCCTTGGAATTGCGTTTCATCACTTCGATGACTTCGCGGCATTTCTCTTCGAGATCGGTATCAGCGGTATCAAGAGCGAAATCGATTTCGGCCGGCTGTGCGATTCCCCACTCCGAGAACCAATCGACAATAACTGAGCCATCAGCGTCCAGAACTTTACCGAAGACAGCGCCCAACTTCATGTTTTCCCATGTCAATTCGACGTCGCCGACCAACTTGTTCTCGTACCGACCGACATAGGCAATCATTGTTTCCAGTTCCGACTCCGTGCCAAATGCTCGGATATTCTGGACTTCGGACGCTCGGATAGTGTGCCCCTTAGCGATGCGCACGGTTTCAAAGTTGCGGAATGTCGCGCCCGGATCGCGCTTGCCTTCATCGATATCCGCGCCGCGTTCCGACGTCGGAATGATGGAAAGTGTGTTACCGCGCCGCTCAATCGAAACGGATGTGGTAGTAATGGGAACGTCCTCGAATAGGTTCAAAGATCCGATATAGTTCGGCTTGAATTCGAAGTCCTCCAGCGCCGTTGTCATCGTCGTGGCGGAAAAGGCGTCGTCGTTAAAGATATCCATATGCATGTGAGTAGTTCCCTATTCCCCCGCCGCGCTTAGCGGACGATGATGCCAATTGCCTTGAGAGCGGCGATTGCCGTAGCCTTCGCCGGATCGGTAATGCCAGCGGGCCAAATCAATTCAGCCCCGTTAACTTCGCTTCCGCGAGCCGTAATGACCCCTTCGTTGTCGGCCGCCGAAGCATCGACGTCGCCGTATGCAATACCAGCGGCGATATGTGAGCCGGTATCGGGCACGGCCGCGACAGCTGCCAGCGGGACGAACTTCCCGCCGGTCGTGAGCTTGGCAACGACCGTGCCTGACCCGATGACCGCGCCGGAAGCGAACGTAACAACTTCGCGGCAATACGTGCCGGTCGCGGTTTCCGTTTCGCCCATCAGATAAGCGCCGACGCGTCGGCCTTGAGTAAGTACAGTCATCAGTTCGACTCCTATGCGCCTTAGCGCTTCAACGATTTCTTCCAAGCGGACATTTTGGCTTCCGGCGTAAGGCCGCCTGCCTTAGCGGCGTTGCCGCCGCGCGGCGTTACGACCGCCGACGTTTCGATATTGTCAACTTCGGCGGCGGCGTTGAGAACACGGGTACGCGCCGTTTCAAGCGACATGCCATTTTCGATAGCCTTCGAAGCATCAAACCTGACACCGAGGCGGCTAGCCTGGGCGGCTAGACTGTGAAGACCGGAGCAACGTGCAGTTTCAGCTTTCACCGCCGAGGCCATCGCTTCGGGCGAACCGGCTGTTGCTTCCGTGGTCGGTGTCGTTACGTCTACGTCTTCCGCGCCTGTTTCAACGTCGGTATTAACTTCGGTCGTGTCATTTTCGACGTCGTCGGCTGCGGCTGGTGCGCTTGCGGTGGAAGCGTTGAGGCGATTAGTAACGGCACGCTTAGACATGAAGTTAATCCTGTGGTTGTCGCGGTCTGCGACGGTTCAATTGACACTTCGTCAACACTTGCGGCAAAGGCGTTTAAGGCTTCTTGGATAGTTCCAACTTCGTCAGCCAAACCCGATTCTACTGCAAGATCACCAAAGTACGTTTTGGCTTTGGTATCTCGTATCTGTTGCGCCGTCATTCCACGATTCTGCGAAACGACTTCTACAAACATGTCGTAAAGGTGCTTCACATCGGCGGCGATTGCTTCGTGCGCTGGATCCGACAAAGGTTCGTGCGGATTGCCGTCAACCTTCGTTTCGCCCTCAAAGATATAGGTCCACTTAACACCGGCCTTCTTATCAGCTTCGCTTACGTCGATATGAGCGGCGACCACGCCGATGCTTCCAATGTTGCCAGTGCGCGTCGTCCAAATCTCATCGGCCGCTGTGGCGATGGCGTATGCAGCCGAGGCGGCGTTTTCATTGGCATGAGCCCAAACCGGAATGCTCCGGCGTTCCGCCATTTCTTGAATATGGTCTACGCAATCGAAGCATCCGCCAGCTTCACCGCCCGGCGAATCTATCTCGATGAACAGCCCGCGAAGAAATTTGACGGAACCGATTTCATCGATAGCGCGGTTGATAGCATCGTAGCTTATCATTCCGCACAAACTATCCAGCCACGACCCGCGCCGGACAAGTGTCCCGACGATACGCAAGTATGCGATCCCGCTACCCTCAATCATGCACCAAAGGCCGTTACCGTCGCCCAGGTCTAGCGGTTCATCGTCAAACGCTTTTATCGGGACGCCATGAAACAAGTGCGGCGCGATGGTCGAAACCATGGCGTCAAGCTTGCGCGGGTCTACCATATGAGGCGTCCCGAAAAGCGTCGCCGCTATGAACGGAAAATCACGCATCTTTCGCCCCTGTATCCTTGTGCATGGTGTCGTCGTTTTCCTTGGCGGGCTGCGGTTTACGGCCCTGCGGTGCCGACATTGGCGCGACGTCGTTGCCCGCATCGGTGTCGAAGATAAGATCGCGGTCGGCCGCCTCGGCGCGCTCTTCCGCAATTTCATCGTCAAGGTCTTCGCGGTCGTAGCCGCGTTCCGCGACGGCTTGCGTCCGGGATTTCAACCCGGCTTTGATGGCGTCTTTTTCGGCGGCAACATCGCGTTCCGGGTCGATCCATTCCGAACGAGGCATGAGCCATTCCGCCGCCCAATATACGGACGGGTCTTTGTCGTAGCCGGGTAACTCAACCAGCCCGGAAAGGTATGCGCGCTCAACGAACGTTTTCCATACCGGGCGCAACAGCTGGAATCCGATGGTGTTGTACTGCCATTGGTTAACGCGGCGGCGAAATTGGATGATGGAAGTGCGGACGTTTGAGAAGTTGCCGCGCGTCACATCACCGGTAACGATAGCGTACGGCATGCCAAGACCGGCGCATATCTTCAACAGATTGCGGTACTGGAATGGTTCGTAAGACCCGCCGACTTCGGTAGGCGAGGAAAATCTGATATCGCGTTCGTCGCCCAGGTCGATAATTGCGCCCGGTTCCATGCTAGCGATAGGGTCGCCGTCGTCGGTTTGGTCTTCGCCTTCAAGGTCCAAGGGCACTTCACCGCGACCGACAAGAAACGCGGTAAACAGTGCCGACGTTTTTTTGCGCTCAAGTTCCGCGTCGTCGTATATCTCAAGGCCAAAGACCTTCACCAAAATGCGGGCGACACGCGGGACACCGCGAATCTGCCCGCCCTGCCGACCCTCAAGAATATGAACAACATCGGCCGCATCAACAATCACGCGGTCCCGCATAGTTGCCGCCATCGGCGGCCGGTCGTCATACGGATGCCACCGCCAGAAGTGATAGGCGACGCGGCGGCCGATAGAATCAAACTCAATACCGGCGCGAATATAATTCCCGTTGGCGGCGGTCGCATTATATGCGGTGTCCAGCATTTCCGATTGGAGCATTTGAAGCTGAAAAGGAACGGTCCACATATCGCCGGGCCGACGTGAGCGGATCCGAACAAAGCATTCGCCAGCTATGAAGACTTCGCGGGCGATCTTTTCCTGCAAGCCATAAAAGTCGGACATGCCGTCGGCGTCGGCTTCTTCGGTCCAGCGCCAAAAGAGATCAAGCAATTCCCGCTTTTTTGCTTTGTCCTTGATCCTTGGACGCGGCTTGATGCCATCGGAGATCGCGGCCGAAGCCCATTCGTCAACGGCGTTTCCGCAAAAGCCTTCGTTCTCATAAAGCCACCGGGCACGGGCTAGAAGCGTCGGCCCGGCTTTCTGTATGGCAACATTGATATGGTTTTTCGATGGATTGAAGCCACGCAAACGCCGCCCATTGCCGGACGCTTCGAACGGCGGTGTTGCCCGACTCGGAATGCCGAAGGCGTTCATCACGGTTTTGAGCAAGCCAGCCATCAGTAACCACGCCTCGCATTGACATAGAACACGCGTTTGCGCGGACGGCCTTCAAGTTCGGCTATTTCGTCGTTGATCCCGCTGAGTGCAATTTGCATTTCGGAAAGGCTGCGATACTGCACCTTCTTATCTCCGTGCTGCACCGAAAGCGCGCCGGTGCGAATAGCACGCAACAGAGCTTGCCGTTGAAGCTTGAGCGCTGCGATTAGAAGTTCGTTATCTGTTGCCATTTCTTTACCGCATGAAACCACTGGCGACGACGCGCGGTCGTTTCCGTTTGCGCTTTATCGCAGTTGCCTTGCTTCCGGTCGTCCCACGATTTTGCGAAGCGTCGTCGTCGGGCGAGGTCGGCGCATCCTGGGCGGCTTCCGGTTCCGGCTCTTCCGGCATTAAGCCGCGCTCTTCCAAATGCGTTTCGATGCGCTTCGCTTCGCGGTTCAAGACGACGCCAGCGATGATAAGGCCCTGCAATGCAGCATAGGCGTAGACGCGACAGTCAAACGCTTCGTTGCGGGCGTGGTCGGGTTTCCACCATTCGATAATCTTGAAGCCCTTCGCATACCGGGTTTTCTTCCGCTCAACGGTAAGCTGTTCGAAATAGTCTTTGTCCCGGTCTTTGTTAAAGTGGCATGCGCCCGCGCCCGATACTTCCGGCCCGACTTTATCTAGTCGCGCGGTTATAATCTCTTTCGCGGCGTCAACGCCGATAGCGTAAAGATTGACCTTGCCCTTATTGTTGCGGCTTGGCTTCCGTGGCCACACCGGGCGCTTACCGGCATAACCCTTGATCGCCCATATCCGGCGACCCTCTCGCGGTCGGACATACCGATACGCCGCTTGCGTGTTCGCGCCGCCGGTATCTATAGCCGTGGCACTGATGGCAATCCCGTTGTCTAGCGCGGGATGATCCCAACGCTTCGAAAGATAGTCGTCCAGCTGGTCCCAAACCTCTTGTGCCGACGGGTCGCCCGTAAAAACCTGATAGTCGATGTTCCAACTTTCTTCGTCGCGGCCCCATCCGACGACTTCGCATTCCAAGCGGTCGGGCTGGACGTCTACGCCAGCGGTAAGGATGGCGACTTTCGCGGGGACGCCTTCATATGCTTCGGTCTTGCCAAGCAGGGAGTCCGGGTCAACCTTATCGCCGCTTACGTCTTCCCACTCTTCGCCGAGCACCGTATTGATGAATGGTTGCAATAGTGCCGGGTCATCCTTCGCGGCGATGAATTCCCGAACACATTCCGCCCAGGTAAACCACGGGCTATAAAGCGCCGACAGATGATATGAACGAAGGTTCGGGCGCACCGGCGTCGCGGTCGGTATCCATTGCGCGCCGTTCGCTTCCGACATCAATTGACCCTTGCGATGCTCTTCATGACGATGCTCGCAAAGTTCGCCGGTTTCCGGGTCATGCGCCGAACAAACGAAAGCGGCTTCTTCGGGACGACCGGCGGGCCATTTGATTTGTTTCCATGTAATGGGCTGCAGCGTTCCGCACTTGTCGCACTTCACGTTGTAATAACGTTGATCCCCTTCCCGGAAAGCCTTGCCGATTCGGCTGTTCTCTTTATTCGCCGGGGTGGAAAGCATGAAGATTTTTCGGCGGATAAAGTTCGCGGTACGCTTGATCGCAAGCATGACCGGGTCGCCTTCGTCGTCGGCGCTGGCGGGATAGCCGTCCACTTCGTCAAGCACTAGATAGCGCATCGGCATGGACCGAAGTCCGGCCGCGCTGTTCGCACCGGTAAGGACAACAACGCCGCCGTCAAATTCCTTGGAAAGCTGAGTGTTACCACTATCACGCGACCGCGAAGGCGATATGCGTTCCGACAGCGCCGGACTTTCCTTGATCATCGGATCGAGGCGCGTCTTCGACAGCTTCTTGACAGTCTCAACCGTCGGCATGACGTATAGCGCCGGGCCGGGACTGTGATGGATGCAATACCCGATGAAGTTGAGGCCAGCCTCGGAGAAGCCAACTTGCGCGCCCTTCATCACGGCGACCGTTTCAATCGCCGTATATGACGACAGGCTGTCCATAATTTCGCGCAAGTACGGTGTACGCGACGTCCGCCAAAGACCGGCTTCGGCCGAGGCGACCGATGACAGATATCGGTTCCGGTCCGCCCATTCGGAAACGGTGTAAGGCGGATCCGGGCGAAGAGCGTCTAAGCCTTCATCAAATAGGTAATCGTAGCCGTCTATATCGACTGATACATGCGCGTTCATTCTATAGCGTCCGGTTCCGTATCAAATGGAAGCCGGGACTTCGCCGCGTCGTTAAGCGCGTCGCGCATCCGTGCATCTAGTTCCGCGACTAGGTCGGGAGCCTTGCAACCGACGACCGCCGCGATAGCCGGGCCGTATCGGTTCGCAAAGTTAAGCATCGCGTCACGCTGCAATCGCATCAGCGTTCGAACCGCGCGTTTCGCTTCATCAAGATCAATCGTTGAACTTTTTAATTTCTCAAGATTGATCCGTTCGGTTTCGAGCGCAATTTGCATGCGCTCCAACTTGATATCGTATTCGTCCTTACCGTCTTCGGCTTCGCGTTTCAGTTTGTTCTTTTTCGGCCGATCCTTTTCCCGCAAGCGAACGCGACTCAAGTCGGCATTGGTAATCCAGAGCGTCCGGGCAAGGGCTTCATCAAGCGACCCGTCATCAAGAACAGCGTCGGCAAGGCGGCCGTTTTTGATGCGCGAACGCACCGCGTTATCGCCGACGCCCATTTGCCGGGCGAATGCGCGGACTGAAATGCCTTGACGATTTGTCAACGCTTTTGATCCTTTTTAGTATACATGGTGCATATTCCTTGTTATAAACGTTGACATATTGCAATCACGTTTACTGCAAAGAAAGGCCGAAGAATGAAAACCCATACCGTGAAGTCGAATGCCAAGCGCCACGCGAAGAAGCTGGCGGAAAAGTTTCCGGATCTAGTCGTGCTTGAACCGGTGCCAGTTGCGCCCGGTGCCCGCGAATGGTTCCCGGCGGTCGAGTGGCGGGAATGGTCCGCCAATGGCAAACGGGCGATTGATGTGCCGGACGAAATTCATGACACCTGTATGTTGATCCGTCCCGCACCCCTGCCCGACCTAGCCTGGCCGGATGACTTCGCAGGAAAGTCGATTGATCTTGATCCCAAGCCGGTCGTTATTGGCGGCCCCCGGTTCGGCAAAACGGCGGTCATGAATGAAATCATTGAACAGGCTTTGGACGACGGCCGCACCATCGCAATAGTATCCGGCGGTGACGTTGTGGAAGTTCGCGGCGCTGGCGTCGCCAAGGATATAGCGCCCGGCGATTCAGAACTGGTCACAATTAACAAGCCGCGTTCGGTCGGTCCGTCGGCCGCCCTATTAACACCGGCGCAACTAGCGACAATGGCCGCACAACTTCCGCCACCGGTGAAGTCAACACCGGAAGAAATAGCTGCTCGCCTGTCCGCCCGACGTGAGCGGATGGCGACGAAGGCACTTGAGCCGGTGAAGGAAGCCGCGCCGAAGGTGCCGCGCGGTGCCATTATCGTTGAACTTTGTTCCCGTCCCGGCGGCGCGACACAAGCCGAACTTGAAGAGGCGACGGGCTGGCAACGCCACACCTTGCGCGGCTACATCGCCGGTACGCTTCGCAAGCGCGGGCACGCCATCGTCGTCAAGAAGATCAAAGGCGAACCGACACGCTACATCATTGAAGGCGGTGCAGCATGAGCGCCGCCGTTCGCGATACCGTCGCCAAGGCGATTTACGACGAACGCGCCCGCACCGGTATCGGCTGGATGAGTTGGGATCAACAGACAGAAACCGTCAAGGAACTTTGGCGGCGATGCGCCGACGCCGCCGTAGCTACTATGACGACCGCACAACCGACGGCCGATGAACTGAGTTCGGAAACCCGCCGGTTGTCCCATGTCATCGAACGGGATCGGACCGAAGTCGCTACGATTTTCGGCAAAATCAAGAAAGCGCTTGGTCAATATGAATGGCTTCGGCTTGGTCGCGGTTCCTACGAATACGACGACGACCGGTGGAAGGATGAATTCGGGCTAGCCTTTGACGCGGTGCTTGCAGCCGCCGAACCGTTACGGGATATCGCGGCGAACCGTGCCGACAGTCCGATGACGACACGTGAAGTCAACGAAGCCCGACAGTACAAGCCGTATCGGCCGCATTTCGTCCTGCACAAGAAACGCGGTTCATCCTACCGCGTGGACCATATCGAAGCCGAGGTGCAGTCGTCCCGCCAGTTGGTCGAAGGTGACACCGTCGTCGTTTATGTGAGCGCCGCCGGTAAGGCATGGGTCCGGCCGACAGATGAATTCAACGACGGTCGGTTTGAACTTCTTCGCTTGAAGGACGGTGCAGAATGACGCCGGAAAACATCGCACGTATCCGCAAGCGCATCGCGGACGAGACAAAAGCCGGTGCCCGCTTGTTCTCACTAAAAATCGAAGATGCCGCATGGCTGGCACAACAGGCGGCGGAAGCCGCGACGAAAGGCGGTGCATCTTGAGCCTTCGCGTACTTGTCGCTTGCGAATTTTCCGGGACGGTTCGCCGGGCGTTCGCCGCCCGTGGCCATGATGCTTGGTCTTGCGACCTTCTTCCCGCCGCCGACCGGAGCAACAAACATATCGTCGGCGACGTCCGCGACCTACTCGGCGACGGGTGGGATTTGCTTATGGTCGCCCATCCGCCTTGTACCCGGCTTTGCAATTCCGGCGTTCGCTGGCTTATCGACCCGCCGTCAACTCTAACGGCCGAACATTACAGCGCCGCCGAAATTTCAGCGTACCGAACCATGAAACGCGACGAGCGGCTCGCCTTCATGTGGACGAAACTGGACGAAGGTGCAGCGCTATTTTCCGACCTATGGAACGCTCCAATTGAACGCGTCGCAATGGAAAACCCTGTGATGCATTCCCACGCGAAAAAGCGAATCCGCAACTATCAGGAATTCGCGCAAACCGTGCAGCCCTATCAATTCGGGCACCGGGAAACGAAGCGGACATGCCTATGGCTTCGCGGCCTTCCGGCGCTGATACATACGACGCCCGAACTTGAGCAAGAATATTTATCGCTTCCCGCCGAAGAGCGGAAGACCTGGGCGCGGGTCCACAACGCGACACCGGGACCGGCGCGATGGAAAGAGCGCTCCCGCTTCTTCGACGGTATCGCCAAGGCGATGGCGGACCAATGGGGCGAACCTTTCAACACTGATCTTTACGAGGCCGCATAATGGCGACGCTTACGCTAGCGCTCAAGCTCGAATATTTCGAAGCGATCCGCGACGGTACCAAGTTGGAAGAGTACCGGCTGGTAACGCCATATTGGCGGAAGCGACTCGAAGGCAAGAACTACGACAGCATCGTATTGACGCACGGGTATCCGCGCACCAACGAAGCCGACCGGCGGATTGAACGGCCGTGGAACGGCTTCCGCATCAAGACGATTACGCATCCGCATTTCGGCGAAGAGCCGGTTGAAGTCTTCGCTATCGACGTCCGGCCGCGCCCAGGCAACCCGTACTTCATCCAAGGCCCGGCCGCGATATCCTTTTCCGGCGGCCGGACGTCGGCCTATATGCTCTATCAGATATTGCAGGCGCACGGCGGCAAGTTGCCCGACGACGTGATTGTTACCTTTGCCAACACCGGCAAAGAACGCGAAGAAACCTTGCGGTTCGTCCACGAATGCGGATCCCGGTGGAACGTCAAAATCCATTGGCTGGAATGGCGAAAGGGTAAGCCCGGCTTCGAAGAAGTCGGATACAATAGCGCGGCCCGGAACGGCGAACCCTTCGCCGCATTGATCGCAGATAAACAGCGGCTTCCCAATTCGTTCGAACGATGGTGTACGGAATTCCTCAAGGTCAAGCCGATGATAGCCTTTGCGGCGGCGCTAGGCTGGACCGGCGGTGCTTATGCCGAGGTCATCGGCCTTCGCCACGATGAAGGCCGCCGGATATTCAAGGGACTAGCGAACGCAGAAAAGTTCGGCCGCCGGTGCATCTATCCGCTGTCAAAGGCAAAGGCCATTAAGGCCGACGTCATGGCGTTTTGGCTTGGCAAGAATGTTGATCCGAAAAACCTTGAGCATCCGTTGCCGCAAGGCTTCGACCTTGGACTCGAACCATGGGAAGGCAATTGCGACTTGTGCTTTCTCAAGGGCAAAGGGATCCGCAAGCGCATCATTCGCGAAAAGCCGTCCCGTGCGACATGGTGGAATTATTGGGAGAAAGCGCGCGATGGATGGTTCGACAAGCGCGACACTGTCGCCGAATTGATCGCACAAGTCGAAAGGACGCCGACGCTGTTTGATGAGTTTGACGCGGAAGAATACGACACCGAATGCGGTGACGGCTGTATGGAGGCGGCGGAATGAAGAAGGTTACTTCGCCTTCTTATCATATTCGATGATCAACTTTTTTTGCTCTTCTGTTATGTCGCATCCGGCCGGGAGAGCCGTGTAGTCCCCAAGGTAAAATAGGTCATCGCCTTTTAACATGAACACAATAACATCATGCGACGGCCGCCACATTTGGCAATCATCGTTTGATCCTATGATGACCGGTTCACCAAGAGTCCTGACAAGCGAAGTCGATAACCAATCGTCCGGTAGTCTCGGCATACGTTTAGAGATCCGGCGGAGCGCATTGGTTGAGTATGCAATGCCGTTGATAACTCCGTCTGGCCTACGGTGATAGGTGACGCGCAAAAAAAGGCCATCGTCAAGAATAACGCTCGTGAAAGCTTTTTCCACTTTCAGCTTTTCAGTGCCGTACACCTGGGCGATTTTGTCGGTATTGTCTCCCAACCTCACGCGGTCAATGCCAACGGGATAGGGGTTGTTCGTGCTAAACGTGTTCACAAGGCTAGATGCAAATAGCTGCTTCTCCAGTTCCGACTTTTGCGCCAGCGATTCTCGGCGGAGATCGTCCGATACTTGACGCTCATTGTCTGCCATCATTTTCTGAGCCAAGGCATCCGTAACCGCTGCCTCTTTATTTTTTGTCGCGGTATCACGCTCAGTTGTAAGTTTGTCCTTTTGCTCTTGAAGCAGTTCGATCTGATGGTCCTTTGCCGCCATCATCGTTGGCAGTACCCAAGTGAATCCGGCGGTCGTCAAGACAGTGAATGCCCCGACAGCGCCTATTACAATATCCCGGATTGTGTGACTATCTTCCGCCATTTGGTCGCCGCCGTTGTTAACCGAAACATCGATACGAGCATCCGCAATGTTTAACAATATGAAAGCTACGGTTCATGCACAGGCCACAACCTACAGCGAACCTTACACTTCTTGATATTTAGCATCCGGAAATATGCGCCACGCATACAATGCATAACAATTATTTATGATTGTCACTAGCGAAGGCTTGCGCGGCCACGCTCCCCGCATGGGTGCACCGTCGCCGGAGTACCTTGAAAATTCCACAAGCCTTTGATTTCATTGATGAATTAGGCTTGTGCGTTGTGCGTGGTAATCAATGGCAAGGTCTGCCAATATCGCAGAACACATCAGAAATATTGATGGATCAACGCTTCGTCCTTGAGTAACGATCAAGCTGGCGCATCAAGTTAGCCATTAGCCTATCCTTACCATGGGATACCAGCACGCTTGATATCGTGTCTTCCGCCATGGCTTCGGCAATTGCTGCACCTTTGCTTCGCTCTATCGGTAGCCGCTTCGAACCGATACGATGGAAGACATGTCCACCCATCTTCAATTCTACACGGTCCGGGAACCCACCGCCTTTGATGAAGGCACCGGGATGCAGTAGCTTAGCGCCCCATATCGTCGCTACAACGCCGTCGTCGCTTTCATGAGCATTGAATGCACTCAACGGTATCGGGCTTCCCGAACCGCGTACAGTAGCCGTTAAAGTCTTCGGTGTTGAGTAGGGTCTAATCCATATGCCTATCTTGGCACGCTTCGACGGGATCGATAGCCGTTTCGCTATCACCTGTTCGGATTTGCTTTCCAGCTGCCTCGCGCTGTCATTAACTGCGACCGATAAGGCTTGGTTCAGACGCGGCGCTTGAAGTCGCCGCATCAATGCTTTTACTTCTGCGGTCTGCCATTTCGCAGTGATGACAAGACCGGGCATAACTATTCAGCCGGAGTTGTTGCCGCCTTGATAGCCTCGATGATGACGGCTTTCGTTGCGTCCGCATCAATCGCAATGGCATGCACTTCGGCATACTTCACAAGGTCCGCTTTGCTCAACTTCGAAATGTCGTCGGCTTCCGCTTCACCAGCCTGGGCGACTTCTTCAACGTAGAGCCCGGCGGCACCGGCACGTTTCAGTCGACCGAAGACGCCTTCCGAAACCTCTACAAATGGCTTGTCTTCGGTGCTTGGTCGGAACTGTTCGGTTTCCCCTGCATCGTTGGCAACAACCATGCTTCTTGTGATAACGGCCTTCATGACTGGACTCCCGTGTGTTTTCAAATCGGCCCTAATGGTCCGATATCGTTTGCATTCCGTCAATCTGTATTTCTGTATTTTTCCAATTTCGCGGCATACATCGAAAAATACACCTTAACCCATTGTTCTATATATATAAATATTTTTGTATGAAATTATATATATATAGATAGCTCTCACACTACGCGTCTGCATGCCTGCATGTCGTGCCTATATGTGTATATCTCTATCTTTTGCCGAAATTTCCATACATCCATATCTATCGTTAGATATCAACGACTTCGGTGTATGGAACGGTGTATGGAAGGCTGTATTTTTCCTGATGTATGGAAAAATCGGAGAAAAAGCGACGCGACTAAGTGTTTGCATCTTGTCAACAGAGTATGCATGGTGCATATAGGCAGGAGAAACCCGCATTTCAGGAGACCCGCACATGAAAGCCCGCATCATCCAAACCGTAGACGGCGAATACATCGCAACCACCGTTGACGCCGACAATCTTATTGCTGCGATGGAAGTTCGCGGCTTCGCCTTCCTCCGCCTCAACGACAACGATCGCCAGCGCGTCGAATTGCGTGGTCAGCCCAAATTCAAGGGTATCAACGGTCCGATGTGGGACGGCGACGCCATCCGGTACGAATGCCCGGAAACATATTCCTCTCTTAGCGCCTAGCGCTCAACGGCCCGGCGCGAATGCCGGGCACAACCATTTCTAGGAAGCCCGCATATGAGTATCCATCCCGAAGACCGCCGCCGCGAACGTGAAAGAAACGACCGCACGCCGTCGCAACATCGCATCCAAGAATTGCTCGAGGCGAACAATCGCTATCTTGAGCGTGCCCGCGTCGCCGAAGCCAAACTGGCGACCTTAGAAGCGGACAAGACGACATTAAGCTACACCTTGCCATTGATGCCCTCGCCTTCTTGGCCGCCCTACATACAGCGTTTCGGTCGCGGCCTTCGTGGCAACGCTGAAACCGTCGTCGCCGAACAGCGTATAGTATTCAACGATATCCGGTCCAAGTTTGCGGCCGCCGGGATCCGCGACGATGGCGTGCATATCTTAGGTCTGGTTGATAAGGCCGTTGCCATGGTCGAAGCTTTGAGCGCCCAACGCGACAAAGACACCCCGGCGCTTATGAACGCCGAACGTGACGCCATCCGCGCGAACGGCGACTTGCAGGAAATCAGGTCGATGCTTAACGCCTGCTTTTTCCACGACGCCGATACGCCGACGGGCGAACTGGTAGCGGACGCCTTGAAGGAACTCACCAAAACGCGAGCCGAATTGAAAGAAGCTATCAGCGCGCGCGACAGCAATTTCCAGCGCATCAGCTTCCTTGAAGACCGGTTGACAGCCGTCGGCAAGGCTATCGATGCGGAAATGAACAAGGCCGATATCATCCCGTTTTGAGCCGGCTAGCGCCCAGGCTGTCAATTTCCCTCACTCGAAAGGCGTCGCCATGCCTCGCATAACGAAGAGCGTACCCGATGTGTTTTGGTTGAACGTGTTCCCGCGCCACCGGTCCGGCAAGCCCATCGTCGGGAAGACGCCACACGCGACCCGTGAAAAGGCCGAAGAGACTAGCAACATGCTTGCCAGCGTCGGCTCGCCGATCAAGACCGGCTACCGCATCAAAGTCACCATGAAGGAAAATCAACAATGAATATCGCCGACCTAGCGCCTGATGAAACAATGGAACAGCGTTTCAAGCACGGCGTAATCGGAAAGTTTTATTCCGAAAAATCTATCCTCTGCGCCCAGGATGCAGGATTAACCGATTTCGCCCAGTTCTACGGCAAGGAACACGCTAAGAATGCGTTCGCCGCGATCCGCGCCATAAAGCACTTAGACAGATTGAGCGCGGCCGAAACCGCGATGCGTGAATTGATCGAAGAATGGCGGCGGCGCGTTACGGCCATCGGTCGCGACACCGGAACGTATCGCCAGTGCGCCGATGAACTTGCCGCCCTTCTGGATCCCGCGAAATGAGCATCGAATGGGTTCGGAAAAACTACAACGTGCCCGCAAAGGTCGGCGGCCGGGTCATATACACCGGTTCCGGCAAGAGCGAATACGGCACGATAACCGGCACATCGAGCGGCCGACTCCGCATCAGGCTTGACGGTGCCAAGCATTCCACGCCGTTTCATCCCACATGGAAAATCTCTTACCTATAGGACGGTGCCCGCAATGACGAACGAGAAGATCAAACGCGACCCGCCTGTGAAAATATGCGACGCTTGTTTTCGCATTGACTACGTCGCCGTGAAGATATGCAAGGATTGCGGGAATCCCTTTCCGAAACGGATCGTAGCGCCGAAATGGCGAACAATCAGTGAGAACGAAGGCGCGATACAAGTGGAAGGCCGAAACCAAAATAATACTCGTTGACAAGCACTTAGCTTAACTGCGAAGAGATCGCCACCTACCGCATAACACCTTCAAAATTCACAACAGTAGAAACATCACCGGGGCACGCACGGGGTCTATATCGCGTGCCTTGCAGGGGGAATCCGTGATAAATCGAGTGCTCAACAAGTTCCGCACTTGGAATGCGGCGCAACGCGCCATGGCGATACCTTTCCCGACGAAAAGCGACTTAGCTTCACGATCCATTGTTGACGGTTCCGCCCACGGTCAAATCGTGGCCTTTTATACGACCGATTCTATATATGAGAACGAGGCCAGGCGCATGGTCGCCTCGGCGAAACGCCTTGGATTGCTAGTGTCGCCGACGCCGATTAGCAGCGCCGGGAGTTGGGTAAAAAATGCGTCAAGGAAAGCCGAATTCCTGCTATCGGAGCGCAAAGCGAAGCGCGGTCCACTGCTATATGTGGACGTTGACGCCGTCTTTCACCGGGATCCATGGCCCGCCCTCGCCGACTATGATTGCGACGTCGCCGTTCATTATTCCGCCGATAGCCGCCTGATATCGGCAACGATTCTAATCAATGACACACCGGCCGCTCATGACTTGATAGCGATCTGGCGGGAACGTTCTAACGCAAATCAAGAGATTTGGGATCAAGTCGTATTGCAAGAAATCATTGCCGAAGACATGCAATCCACCGCCCCAAAGTTTCGCGTCAAAAAGTTGCCAGTGTCGTTTTGCTGGATATTCGACCGGCTCAACAATGAACGTGTCGAAACCGTTTACATCGAGCAGCTACAGGCGAGCCGTGAAGCCACGAAGGAACCGCGCCTGTTCGGCCGCGTAAGCAAGCGCGTTGCTCGTCGCCGTGAGCGAACCAAAGACATAGAATTGATACTCAATGCCGACCTTCCGCTAGCCGTTGACGCCGCCTAATTACAATGGTCGCCATGACTTTTTAACAAATCTTTGGCTGAATGACCGGATGGCAAAACGCACCGGACAAAAAACGCGTACTATTGGGCTCCTGTCTGATCTTGACGCGCCTTTAAAAGGCCAGCCACGCAACCCACGCGACCCGCGTCAGCCTCAACTCAATTTTGATCCGATGCCTGCTCGCATCGAACCCGCCCTCGCTTTGCTGGTGAAGAAGCCACCAAAGGGCGACAATTGGGCGTACGAAGTTAAATGGGACGGTTATCGTCTTGCGGTACATGTGGAAGCAAAGCGGGTTCGTATTATAACCCGTGGCGGCCACGACTGGACTTCCTATTTTCCGGCCATTGCCGCAGCGGCGAAGGATCTCGGCCCTGCTACCATAATCTTGGACGGCGAAGCGGTTGTGCTTGACGAGAAGGGCGTTCCAAACTTTGGATTATTGCAACAGGCACTCGGCGGTAGGAAGGCAACCAGAGCCGCACGTGAAGCGGTCCTTTATGCTTTTGATCTGCTCTATTTCGACGGGCATGATTTGACCGGCTTAGAGCTGTCATCCCGGCGACATTTATTGGACGCCCTGCTTGAGAATGCCACCGGCGCGATAAGGCTATCGGAAGAGTTCGAAGCGGATGGGGAATTGCTGTTGCGAAATGCCTGTATGCATGGCCTAGAAGGTATAATCGCGAAGGATAAAAATAGTTATTATCGATCTGGTAGGTCTGGCGACTGGTTGAAAATCAAATGCAGCAACAGCGAGAGTTTTGCGGTTATTGGCTACGAACCGTCAATCAAGGTGCGCGGATCAATCGCCAGCTTGTTGCTCGCCGCCCGGAAGGACAATGAGCTAGTCTATGTTGGCCATGTTGGAACAGGATTTTCCGCAAAATTAGCGCGGGACTTAAAGCTTCAGCTTGACACAATGCGTGTAAATGCACCGGCCGCTGACGGTATCAAGGGAAAGAAGTACGTCTTTGTCGCGCCCCGGCTCGTTGCTGAAGTAAACTACGGTGCCTGGACGCATGACGGAAAATTGCGCCACGCTTCGTTCAAAGGATTACGCGAAGACGCCGACCATGCTGACGTATTTGAATTGTCAAAGTAGAACGAAACGACTGATGCCCCGTAGACTCAAAATTACGTTTGTCTTCACAAAGCTAAAGATTGCTGACCTGTACTAAGCTTTGTATTAATCCTAGTTGGCATATGGAATTCCCGCTTTCGGCCCAAAACATCTTCCGTAGTTAAAAACTGTATGCGCGGATACTGTATACCACCGTACTCGTAAGTTCCTGCTTCCGCCGCCTCCGACATCATAGCTTTGGTCGGCGGTGTGATGCTCAAAAAGCCAGCCATCTCAGCAGTTTGTTCTCGCTCTAGGACGCCCCGAAGGTCACGAATATCCGTTGGTCGTACGTGCTTGCCGCCCTTGACTTGAATCATCATTTCTCGAAGGCCATCTCTGGTCTCAAAATAGATCCGACCGTCGATTCCTCTGTCAGCGCTCTTACGCTGCATTGGGAATCCTCCAACCCGCTCTACAAACCAATTTTGGAAAGTTGAAGGGTCCTTGTTGAATAGTTCCTGTGCACCATCCACGCTCGTGGGAATGCCATCTACCGCGTAGTCGTGGCTCTCTACTAGACGATATTTTTCAACTAACACTTCTCGCACCAACTTGACCGACAATATGGCAATATCACAGCCAATCCATTTTCGTTCAGTCTCCTGCGCAGCGTAGATCGTAGTCCCACACCCACAGAAAGGATCAAAAACAATATCTCCCTTGTTACTTGAGGCGAGCACGATTCGCTTCAACAGGGCTATAGGCTTCTGGGTCGGATATCCAAGACGCTCCTTGGCCTGAGGATTCACGGGCGGGATATCGCTCCAAATATTCTGTAGGGGAACACCTTTCATCTTGTCTGCATACTGAACTAGAGTAGGAGTCCCGGTTCTCGTATATCTGAGCAAACCTTGAGCCTCGTAACTCTCCATCGTTTCTTGCTTTACAGCCCAAGTCCGCGATGGCGCAGGCAACTTCCCTTTCCAATCGTACAGCAAACTTGGACTCCCGTCGCCGTGGCGGGGCGCGTCTAGTGGTACCGTCCTAAACCAACGGTCGTTCTCATCTTTCTTGAAATGGCTTTCGTAATATTCTTCACGATAGGGAGTATGCTGCGTATTCCAAGTAAACTTATTGCTGGCAGTGTAAAAAAGTAACGTATCTGAAATACGTCCGTAGCCTCTAGCATCGTTGTGCGCATTCGCGCGTTTCCAGATAATCTCGTTGCGAAAATTATTGTGGCCAAATATTCCGTCCATCATAACTTTGATGTAGTGGCTCGCTGTCGGATCGCAATGCAAATAGATCGATCCTGTTGGCCGCAAGATGCTCTTCATATGGAGCAATCGTTGGACCATAAAGATTAGATAAGCGAGGAGATGGGGCTGCGACGTCCGAAGCGCTTGCATCCATAATTTCCAGAAATCGACGTAATAATCGTCAACGCCATGTTCGCGCATAAGAAGTGGCATAGAACGAGCGATCTGCTCTTTTTGCGCATCCATTTCCCACGTGTCGCAGAATGCTTCAACCTGTTCTGGAACAGGCTTACCGGTCATCGTTTTGTAAAGAAGGTTATAGTTCTGTTTTGAATTAAATGGAGGATCTAGATAAATCAAATCTACGGAATGCTTGCCCATCGCCTGCATAATCGTCAGGTTGTCACCGTACCAAAGTTTGTTCATAGAATCCCCCAAATGACCGCCGCAAATTTGCAGAGCCGACGAGCGCCGTCAACATTATAGTGTAACGTATCTGGCTAAGATGGGACTATCCTAAAAAGGCTAGCGAAGGCGTTGACAAATCGCAAACCGAATTTCACATTTCATATTGACTTGCTATGCGAGCAACGACGGGTTCACGCGAAGCCCTTCAAGCAAACTTTCGCGCCCATACTGTTGACGTTATGTCAACAAAGGATCAAAAATGTTGAAACGAAGTTTGCTTATTCAAAGCGTACTATTCGCCGCGTTCGCCGTGTTGGGCTCTATGATGCCCGCGAATGCCACTATGCCGCCCTCTTCCGGCCTCGGCTATGGGCTGACTGTAAAGGCGGACACAATGACGCCTTGGCTTCTTACGAGCTTGGTCGTCACCACTCCAACGGCCGTTGCGCCGTCGCCCTTCCCGGCCGGGCTTACCCGCGTCCGGGACACCCATGCGGACCGAAGTCGAACAGCCTGGGCGAACCGTAAAGTTCTTCAAATCAGCTTTACCCATTTCCGCACGCTGAAACCCGATATCCCGAAACGATCAATCAAATAACAAACCGGGAAAAAACAATCGGTCGGCGACTGTCATGCAGTCGCCGAATTCTTTGGAAGCACAATGACACCTGAGACAAACAAGCCTGCAAGCTATCTGCTCGCACCAAGCGCCGTCGCCGCCGACAATACCGCCCGCATCGATTGGGGATGGACCCGCCATCAGTTGAGCGACGGCCGACCCTATTGGATCAATGACGATGGCGACCATGTTTACCCGCTCACGGATCCGCACCGGCTGATGACGCTACGCCGTGGAAGCCGGATCTATCGCGGCCATGGCTACTGGAACATGCCGGATATCGACACCGCCTTAGATCTCGCCCGCGCCCGCGAAATCATCATCAAGTAAAAATCAAATCATGACTTCTATGGAAGAGTTGCAAGACCAGCTGGACGATGCGAAGCACCGCTACGAATGCGCCGGATACATCGATAGTTTTCAGCGCATGCAGTCGGAGCAAGCACGCTACGCCGACAAGATAAGACGCATCGAGGCGGAAATGAAAGAACGTCGGGACGCCGCTTAGCGACCGCCGCCGAGGTGCCCCGGATAGCCTCCGCTTTCACCATAATACGGCGTCAATGTCAGTCCAATATTCTTGGAACCGCATTTGCCGCATTTAAGATGCGGGACAAGGTCTTTGTGCAAAGTGCCGTGGTCGCGCCCTAGCTTTTCCGCCAGCTTCGGCAAATCCAGCTTTGCCGCGTGACCGCAACGGCGTTCTTTACAATGCGCCTCAATAGTTTCCCGGCGTTCGATAGATTCGCCCAGGGTCGTCATTTCTTACCACTCCGCGACGTCGACTCCATCATCCGGGCGGAAGGTGACACGGTACTGAAATTTGTCAAACACGCCTTCCCTATCGGTCGGCCCGCACCAAATTTGAATAACGTCACCTTGAGCCGATGCAGGCTTTTTCAACGCCAGTTTCGCAATCGGACAATTGAAACCTTTAGCCTGAATTTTCGCTGTGATGGCGACGACCATGCTTTTATCCATGGCGATTTCTTCCCCGAACGCGGACGACGACAACGCCACAAGAGCCAGCGCCAAGATAGTCTTTTTCATTATGTCCGCCTCCATTCCGGGTCGTCGCTTTCCGTGAACGGAGAGCGCATGCAGTAAAGTCTTGTGTTTTCGCCGTGCTTCGGAATCGTGTCGTCGGCTTCATTTGCCGGTATCGCTTCATAGAACACTTCAACGACGGTCATTGTATCGAGACCGACGCCGGACGATGGTAGCAGGAACTTTTCGCCGACACGTGGAAGAGTGGAAAAGGCAAATGAGCCGACAAGTGTAACGCCCTTCGTATCTTCGTAAACGTTCGCAAAAATGGTCATGCCTGATCCTTTCCAGCAACGAGTAGCATCTTACGAAAATTTTTCAATTTGATCTTTTTCCGCTTGCGCAATATGGTTTCTGTAGTTACATTAACCTCCATGGAAACAACATATTTCACATGGGACGAAAACAAGCGGGCGCGCAACTTCGCGAAGCACGGCTTGGATTTCGCCGACGTTGTAAATCTCGATTGGGAAACCGCCGTCATCACACTATCGCCGAAAGGCGACCAGCGCCGCTTCAAGGCCGTTGGCTATTATCGCGATGGCACCGCCGTCGTAGTTTTCGCAACGCTTGGAACCGAAGCCGTTTCTATCATCAGTTTTCGCCCCGCCCGCGCGGACGAAAGGAAGGTAATCAAATGACGAACCCTAAAATGCGAATTGGCGGTAACCGGTCAAATGTTGAGAAGGTCGCAAAGACCGGCCGCACTCCAAAGGACGCGAAGACAATTGCCGGGTCGGTGCTAACACAAACCGTTGTGAAGCACCCGAAGGGTGGCGACGGTGACGCTCCTCGCAAACGATATTACACAAGCTTGGAAATGGAGATCCGGCGACAAACTACAGAAGCGATTGCCCGTAATGAAGCCGCCCAGGATGATGACGACGACGCACCGCTGACACCGGAAGAGTTAGCAAACATGCGTCCGGCGCGTGAAGTCTTGCCGCCATCCTTCTTTAAGGCGGTCGAACGCGAGCGTAACCTGGGCGGCCGTCCCCGGCTTGAGCGGCCCAAGAAGCAAATCACGCTTAGGCTCGATCAAGACGTAATCGACAAGTACAAAGCCACCGGCGACGGCTGGCAGAGTAGAATGAACGAAGCTTTGAGGAAGGGCGCGGGAATCTAAGACGCCGCCAGCGTGGGAGGTTCGCTGGCGGCGGTTCCCAGTCGTCTAAGAATTGAGCCCGTACCAATACACCGGCCTAACAGTGTCGTCCCGTGGGACTGGCGACCCGCGCACCACGCTATGCGTGTCCGGGACGGGAAAGCCGCCGGGCCGGTCCAACTCCCGCAAGTTGGACAAGGCCGGGCGTTCGGCGCACCTATTGCCCCTATCGGGCGAACTGGTTGCGGGAACCGGATTTGAACCGGTGCCCTTTCGGGTATGAACCGAACGCGCTACCAAACTGCGCCATCCCGCGATTACGTATTTGCAAAAACGTTTGCATTTTGTCAACACTCATTCGTCGTCTTCGCCGGGCGTCCTTTCCTTCAATACCGCGTTGATTGGGACCGCGACGTATGGGCTATTCACACCGGCGCAAAAGTACCTGTTCTTCTCACTGGGCATAGCACCGGGGATCGCCGCCAAGATGCTACGATAGCGTGTCCCGCTCCATTCCGTGCCCTTTAGAACGCTCTTGCGGAAGCTTTCATGCGACGATGTAATTTCGACGTAGAGTTGATCCGAACTGTGACTTATCCTAATGCCGATACGGGCAAGCGACGCGGCGGCCGACAGCTTCTTTTTGTTGTCTACGCGGTCAACGCCTTCGGTAATCCGGTCGTCGGCATAGGCGGCGAGTTCGATAAGTTCACCTATCGTCCGTTCCCATGTCCCGCCTTCTGGCGTACTGTGGCGGACCAGATAGCCGGTGACGTGCTGCATGAACCGTTCGTTGTCCTTGGTCGCATTCTTCGCGCTATGGTCGGCCCAATCGTTTTTGCGGATCCACGCCAGTGCATCGGCAACAGAGACTTCTTTCGCGGAATTCAACAGATACGCACCGGCTAGAAGCGGTCCAAGCTGGTCGCCCAGGCGTTGCGATTCAAGGTGGATCGCCGCCGCTTCCGTGAATGACCGGACACAACTGCGAAGCGCCGGAAGTAGCAAAATCGTCCGGGCAAGAAGCCGCTGGGCAAACGTCGGCGTCAACAACGAAACGATGTTCAATAACAATGCTTCGTAGTGCTGTTTGTTTTCGGGCGATTTCTTGTCGCCTTCCGGGGCCTGCAACATCAGCTGAGTAAAACGGGTTTCGTCGGCGTAACCTTCGATTTGGGTATTGATGGAAGCGAAGACGAACATCGAACGGGCGCGATAGCCTTTGGTCCCTTGGTTCGACGTACCTTTCAATATGAGACCATCGGACTCCGAAGCGGCGACGCGGGCAAGATCAAGAATGGACTTGATACGGGCTTTGCTTTCGAAGTCGCGCGGCTCCGCTTCATCGAAGATAATCGGAAGCGCGTCCATGCCGAGGGCACCACGGATACCGGCTTCGGTCGTGTTGCCAACAACGGAATGCGCGACTTCGCCGATACAGACTTTCACGATCTTATCCATCACGGTCGATTTGCCGGAACCGGCTTCGCCACTGATCCACATATGCGGCCGCCAGTTGAGGAAGCCGCACACCGGCGCGATAACGCACCATCCCGCCAGTAGATAGCCGGAAAGCGGGCTTTGCCAGCGTAGCGACTTGCATAGGTCAAGAAACCGACGGGCGTCCACGGTCGATAGTGGCGCTTCCAGCCCTATAGGTATCGACTGCCCTTCATCGTAGACGTACCGGCTTTTATGCTCCGATATCGGCACCCGTTTCGATGCGACAATAAGATGGTCGCCGGAATGGAAAATCGGTGTTTCGCCTTCAAACCAAGCGCCGCGACCACGCAAAGTCTTGTGCGGCACAAACTTGCGTTTCAGCTTGCAAGCCCTGATGCAGGCATTGACGGCGGCCCGCATGTTTACCCCGCCTTCTTTGCCGGTGCTTGGAAATTCCATTTCCCACCACTGCAGCGGCGCAAGCATCATCAAAGCTTCAAGTTTGTGCGACGATGCGTTGATGTTTAGGACTTGCGACACGTCGGACGGCTGATAAAAGCACGTCTGTCCGTCCACGCCCAGGCAACGGAAATGCGGTGAACCGAAGAATTCTAGCGGATGCTCACCGTCGTCGTCATCGCCTCCGAACGGGTCGCCTTCGCCGGGATCCGAAAATGGCAACTCTTCAATCGGCGGCGCGTTCCGCTCATCAACCATCGGCGGGTTTATGGCGTCCGCGATAGTGCGCCGAACAGCTTCAATCCCGGATAGCCTGTACAGGTCGTCAAAGTCGGTCGCGTCAACTTCTCTGTCTGGAAACGTCGGGACCGCCACAATCGCCTTGACGGCTTCGGCCGCCTCGCGGGCTTTGGTCAAGCCGGGATTTTCAACCGGCTTCGTCGTGAACCGGTCATTATCAGCAAGCAGGATCAACCGCGCATCTGGAAATTTCTTTCGGATATTGATCGCAACTGATTTCAAGTTTCCGCTGTCGAACGCGACGTAGACGAGACACCCCGTCGCTTCATGGACGCGGGCACAAGTGGCGTACCCTTCGCCAATGAAGATATCGCCGCCATTCGGCCGACCGATCGGATGATAATTGCCTTCTTTCGCGGTACCTTTGACGAAGCGCTTCACGCCGTCGGATTGGACTAGCTGGACGCCAACCAAGACCGGCTTTTCGGCCGTCGGCTTATAGATCGGAACGACAAGGCAACCGGCGCGGGCGGTCTTGGCTTCGCCATCGATCTTGTATTTGAAATCTTCGAATAGCTGTTTAAGACCGGGGAAAATCGGCAATCCCTTTTTGGCGATATAGGCATGTTCGGGAACCGGCTTTCTCGCCGCCGCGAAGAGCCGCACCGATACTTCGGCGGCCTCGGCGTTCAATGCTTTAAGTTCGGCCTCGCGCTCCCGCTTGTTCTGGTCGATACGCGCTGCGATGGTCGCCCGCTCTTCCTTCGATAGCGCTTTCAGGTCTTTCGTAACCGTCCAGGTGTCTTGCACACCGGATTTCAAGTCGCCGAACGCGCCGCTAGCGGGATGGTCGATATGCAGAACGTACCAGACGTGCCGTTTGTTCTTTTGCCCCATCGCGTCGGCGCGATGCACCTTGCCGTCGGCGATGGGATGACCGCCCTTATTGCTTCCGGTGTCCATATTGACACCGGCGGCCCGCATCGCGTTTAGAAAATCGTCTACAATCTTATCCGGTGAATCCGACACTGCTTAGCCTTTGAGGTATGCGGTTATAGCTTCAATCGCTTCGGCTTCACTTCGGACGACAACGCCGATTCCGCCGGTGGCAACGATATGGTTCACGAAATTCTTTTGGTCTTTGGTCGCCCGACCCTCTCCGTCTTTCACTTCCCATCCGGCGAAAACCGCGACTTGCTTGCCGACCATGGCGGGCGTGATGACAACGGGAACCATCCCGATAACATCGGACGACCCGACGCATAGCCCGGCTTGTATGGGATAGGCGTTCAAAACAACACGTTCGCCGCCATGCGCTCGGTAAACGTCGCCGGGCCGAAGAGCGAACGATTTTCCGGCCCACGCCTTCGCCGTTGTATTCCGGAAGACTGTCGCGCCAAATTCAGACAACGTCCGCGTAACGCGGTTCATCAATGCGGTGCCCGTACTCATAGCAAGGCCGCCTGAGTCACCGGCGCGTCATCAGCCGGCTTCCACTTTTCATAGTCCGCTTCGATTTGCGCGAAGTTGATGGGATGCGCCGCACGAAGGTCTAAGGCGATGGAACCGCGCACGTATTTTCCGCGCTGTTCGGTCGGTTGCAACCATCGGAAGTCAAGCCATCGTTTCCGGTCGATTCTGATATGCTTGAAATCGGCTATGGTGACAAATGCGCGTCGCTCAAGAATGACGCAAATTTTGATAGCCTTGATCTTCCATTCAGAAAGCTGCGACGGACCGGACGCCCCGGCGGCAACATCGGGCACGTAGTCGGGAACCTTGCACCGCTCAACCGGGCAATGGTCAACCCACGATTCCCGCCACTCATATTTTTGAACAACCGGAAGTTCCGGTTTGAAGGTCTGGTATTCCTGGGCGGCGTGCTTCCGATAATAAGCGCCGTATAGTTCAACCTTGCGTTCAATCTCTTGTTCGCCTTCGCCCGGTGCCCGACATTGGATAACGGTGACGCCGAGATAGTTGGCAAGGCACCGCATTTCCACGCCAGCGGTTCCATACGGCACTAGCGCGGCCCGGAAGTCCGGTGCGCCATATTCGGAACCGTGGCCGGAATACATGCCTTCGACAGCCTGCATCAAAACCTTAGCATTCAAGGTCATCTTTGCTTCGACGCCGATTTGTGCGCCATCGGATCCGCGAACTAATAGGATATCGAAACCAGCGGTTTCGGCGTAGGCGGTCCAGCCATCGGGAAGCGCGCCAATGAAGGCGGCGCACAACGCGGCTTCGTTTTCGAAAACCGATTTAACGGGCTTCTCTTTCATGCTTCGCTGCCTTCCGTCTTCACCGGCTGGCGTTCGCAGACAGCGCCGTAGTGGCGGAAGATTTCGCCCGTAGCCTTCGGGCCGTACCATTCGACAAACTTCACCGCGACAGCGTCAAGAGCCCCGAACGCACCGGCGTCGGCCGGGAGACCCTGCCCCGCTAGATCTGCCATGATTTGATGCATGCAGTTTTTCGAGCTAGTGCGAACCGTGTTGTTTTTGATCGCTGTAAGATGGTCCATTTGACCGGTCTTGATGTAGTCGGAATATGACTTCGGCATTTGTCGTTCCTCTATCGAATGTAACGGGTTTGGATTTGCTCTTCGCGGGCGGCGATGATGTTGGCGGCCCATTTTTCCGGGTCTTTCCGACCACGTAATTTTCCAAGAACGATCAACTGCTCTAGCGTTTGAGCCGCCTCGGTTTCCTTTTTCTCTTCGCGTCCCTTGAGGACATGCGCCGCCCAGGCAGTCGCCTTTTGAGGGCTGAAACCGCGTGCGATGCCCTGCTTTTTCAGGTCGTCAAGAGTCTTCGCCCGGCCTTGATCGCGGCGGACTTCTATTTTTTCCTGCCGTTCGATCTCTTTAAGTTCGCCTTCAAGCTCTTTGACGGACCGGCCCATGAACGGATAATCGTGTCCGCAATTCGGGCACTTCGGCGCGGGCCGATGGACCCGGTAGCAATTCGGACATTGGCGATTATCTTCTTTCTCTTCCTGCTCTTCGGCGTCGTTAGGTCCGCGCTTTTTCTTGTCGCGACCTTCGAGCGTCCACATGTGCTCGTCGTCGGGCAACCCGTGTCCGCGCCCGCCAAGTTCACGCGGAACGCTATTCGCCGAATGGTCTAGGATGAGGGCGTAAGGCTTCGGACCGGCGGCGATAGCGGCAACGCGGCCTTCGCGGGTATTAAGGTCGAAGCCCGGCGCGTATACCGGGCGAAGCACCCGGCCGACTTGCTGTAGGAAGAGCGAAAGCGAATGTGTCGGGCGAAGCAATATTGCGACTTCGATAGCCGGAAGGTCGAAGCCTTCGGACACAAGATCAACCGACGATAGAATTTGAATGTCGCCGCGTTCATAAGCTGCAATAAGTCCGTCGCGGTCGTCGGAATCGCCGTCGATATGGGCGGCCCGATACCCGGCGGCTTGGAAGCGTTCGACGACTGCCAAACTGTGTTTGATGGATACGCAAAAAACCATCGCCTTGCGGCCATGCGCGAGCCGCCGATAGTGTTCGACCACGTTGCCGGTGATGGCGGTCGCCGCCATGCGGGTCGCGAGGTCGCCGCGATTGTAGTCGCCGCCTGTCTTTTTGATGCCCGACAGGTCCGGCGCTGATGGCGCGAAGAGCCGGTAGGGCGACAGGAAGCCTTGATCTATCAGCCACGAAACCGACGGCCCCGTGACCATCTTATTGAACCACTTGCCGAGCCCGGTTCCGTCAAGGCGCTCCGGTGTAGCCGACAAGCCGACAATCTTCGACCCGCCGTCGCGGTAGCTGTCGATTACTTCTGCCCAGGTCGCCGCGCCCGCGTGATGCGCTTCATCGGGAATATAGAGGTCGGGTTTGCCATACCAATCTAGGCGCTTCTGCAAGGTCGGTATCATGGCAATCTGGACAAGTTGGCGACGGTCGCCCGTCGTGCCCGAAAGAATGACGCCGTATGGAATGCCGACCTTGTCAAAGGTCTTCGCGGTTTGCTTGATGAGTTCCCGACGATGGACGCCGAAGAAAACCCGCTTCTTACGCTTTTGCGCGCTACCGGACATGTAAGCCGCTAGGCCGGTCTTGCCGCCGCCGGTCGCCATCTGGACAAGCACCGAAGGCACTTCGCGCAAGGCGTCGCGCGTTTCCGTGACCAGTTCCGCTTGATATTGGCGAAGCGTGAACGCCATTTATGCAGCGACCGCTTCACGTACATAAGCGGCCATAGCCGCGATGCGCGCCGGATTTCCGGCGTCGGCCGCTACTTCCGCATGGAATTCGCAGTAAGTCCCTTTCGCCCTGTCGCCGACATAACCGCCGCAATATAGCGACCGCTTGTAGTCAAAAGCTTCGTGGTGGCCCCAAAGCGGGAAATTGCAGCAACCATGAACAAGCATTGCCGCCGGGATACCGGGCTCACCAAAAGCTTTCGGTGGATAACTCACGTTCACGCTTTTGTGATCGGAATCCAACAACTTAGAAATCGGGCTGTTGACCGTTAACCTATTAACCTTTTTCCGAATGCCGCCCCGGCTACGCGGCGGAAACAAATCGCGACGACGGTCGGATAAGCCGTAGAGTTGCTTGACGGTGACACCTAACGCCGATGCGATATCCGGCCCGTTTTTATCTTCGCTCCAAAGCTTCGCAGCCATCGCGATTTTCTCCAATGTCCACATACTGTCATCACTCCTTAAAATCGTTTGCAATTTGTCAACACCTAGAGCGAAACAGAGCGCGCTTTACGCTTTGCTTTTCTCTCTTCGGGCGCGGCTTTATCTTCCGCGAATAAACCATACACTTTGCGGCTAACGGTCGTTTCTGGCGTCTTCTTGAGTTCGCCGAACAACGGCAAGGCTTCGACCGGCGCGGCAATGGTTCGGGCGTGTAAACGCGCGACCGGGCCGGACAACACCAAGCCCATGCGCTTCGCGATATCCTTTTGATACTGTTCTTCGCGTTCCATCAGAACGGCGTTACAGCCTTCCCAATAAGCCGCCTCGCCTGTCGTGCCGGTACCAGCGAAAGGATCTAGCACCGTGCCGCCCTTCCGACATACCAGCCGGACCAGCCATCGCATAAGGTCCACCGGCTTGACGGTCGGATGATTTGAGCCCAGGCGGTCGTCGCCGTCGGCCTTTGCTGAATAGAAGAAACGGGCTGCGGATCCCGCATCCTTTCTTGCCAGTGACGGCAAACGTTCTAAACCATCGCCAAAGACAGCGCCGCCAAGCGGAACGCTACGTTCCCGACCGGAAATATCGCCTTGCTGTCCCGGTGTGTTCGGGAAGGCGGAAACAACCTCTTCGGAACCATCGTGAACGATGTTTGCCGGGTATCGTGGTTCAACATCGCCATCGGGAGTCCACGTGAAAACTTTGCAGTCGCCGACGTTGAGCCCGCCAGTTCCGTGCGCGAGAATGTTTTCTGCGACGGTTCCGATAAGCGGCTTCCGGGCGAATACGATAGGTTCCCACGCCGGTTTCAAAGCGGTTCCCCATCCATCCCATTCGGCGGCTTCTGGCGACCCTGGGCGGGTCACGGCTCGTTCGTAGGCGGGACGCTCTTCGCCCTTCCCTGCATTTAATAAGGCGCTATTGCGCATGTCGTTCGATATGATTTCGGTGCCGATGACTTCCCGGCTCACGCCGAGGTGCTTGTCGATAGCTTTGCTTACGTTGTGGCTTTTCGGAAAGCCGGTACCGTACATCCAAGCCAGCTGGTCGCGGATTTCAAAGCCCGCGTCTTCGATAGCGCACGCCATCCGGTGATAGGTGCGCGTTCCTGAGAAGGCGACCAGAAAGGCACCGGGTTTCAAGACGCGGTATACCTCTTGCCAGAATGACACCGCGAAGGCGGTTTCGCCGGTATCCCACTTCTGCCCCATGAAGCCCGCCGACGACCTTGCGAACGCACCGGCCGCACCATCCTTCGGCGTCGCCGGTGCGGCGTTGTTTCCACCGAAGCGCTTTACGATGCTATCCAAAGCATAAGGCGGGTCCATAACGCCAGCATCAACGCTGTTGTCGGCAAGCAATTTGAGATTTGCGCGGCAATCGCCATGATGCAACACAACGCGACCATCAAGGAAAACGTTTTCCATACAATTTTAGTCCTTTTGATTCGGCTGAGTTGCGGAATTGACTGTTTCGCCACTTGTTTGCAGTTTGTCAACACGATGAGCAAAACAACGCCATGTCCCTTTCTTACCTTTCAAAAGGTGGACGCCGAAGCCAAACGGTGCGTTGGGCTTGCCGCAAACGGCGCAATCGTGAGTGAACAGGGTCGTTAAATGGGAATTTACCACGGGCTATTCCATATTTAATAAAACTTGATGAGTGTTAGCAATCTGTAATCACATTTGCAATCGGAAAACAATCCTCTTGATTTAATCAATTTTCTTTGTCATTTGGGATCAATCGTTTTCAATGTGAAAACTAGCTCGAATTAACTAGTCCGAAATGGTTAGAACAGGCCCCGAAACTTACGAGACCAAGCAAACCCATTGAAAATTATGAGTAAACGCACTCTTCGGATTTAGTTCGTGGAGCGCCTGACATTAACTAAATTTAACGTAACAACGTTTGGTAACGGACGATAAGCGTTGACAAAACGTCGGGGAGACGACATGAATTTTTCATTATGCAAACAGAAATTGAATTCAATCATAAATGGTTCTCAAGAACGCTCGCTGAGAAGGGGATTTCTCAAGCTGAATTGTCGCGCGTCCTTGGAATTTCCCGATCCCAAATGTCTTTACTGCTGAGTGGGAAACGGAAAATGACCATTGAATATGCATCCGAGATCGCCCGAATATTGGGCGTGCCCGTCGGCGATGTTTTAAGGAATGCTGGCGTTTCTGTCGGCTCATCTTTTGGCGCATCCCGCGCAAGCGGAATGGAATCCTTACAGGTGCCGCTGGTGGGATGGGTGGACCATCTATCTAATGTTCATCTTGATTGGACCAAAAAGGACCAGCACTTTACGTTCGCAGCTGAATTCCCGCCGACGGCCGTAGCCGTTCAGTATCGCACCGCCCAAACCACGCAAGATATCAAAGATGGCTGGCTTATCGTAACGCTCCCGCCACGTGAGCCCGACGCCGACGCTATGCTTGATCGGTACTGCATAGTGAACATAAAAGACAACGGCACACAGATCCGAATGGTCCGTCGTGGCTATTCGCCTGGGCGATATACTTTGCTCGGTTCCGACGGCGTACCTCCGATCCATGACGCCGAAGTAAGTTGGTTCTCCCCGATCCTGATGATCTGGCCGAAATAACCTTACCAAATCGCACCAATAATTTTCATTGAGTGTTGACAATAGCCAAACGTGTTTGCAAATTCGTCCTACGTTGACAAATTGCAAACACGGATTCGCTGATGCACATTCAAGAAAACCATTACTACATGTCCCGCCAAGGAACGCGTGTCGGTCCTGTCGAACGCAACGGCCCCGAGCATCCCGGCGGCTGGCCTTGGAAGGCTAGCGGCTTTCATTTTACAGCACTTGGCAGAATTAGCCACGACACAGCGTCGCCCATGGATATCGTTGCACCATGGCCCGGTGCTTCGTTGGTCCAAAGTCAAATACGCACCGTGCGTTCTATGAAGGTAGGCGTGTGGCTGGACTTCGGCATTCTGATGGCTTCGGTCACAGTAGAAGGCGACAAGCTGTCAATTGATAGTGCTTGGCTGGAGCCCGCCGGGTCCGGTGTAAAAATCCCGCTAAAGGCTTCGACGCTTGGCAGTCTATCCGCTTTACGCGGCAACCTTTGGAAGACGTTCGAACAGCTTATCTTTTCCCGCACTCAAGACGAAATCGCAGCCTGATCCGGCGCTCATTTCTTGGAGTCCAGTGTTGACAAAATGTAAACAATATTCCGACGCCGCCGTTTGGCAGAAGCCCCGGACCGAAGCCAAGTGGTTGAAGCTTCGTGAAGGCGACATTACTGCGACGGCCGCCGCCGCCTTGTTCGGTGCCTCCCCATACATGACGCCGTTTGATCTTTTCCACCGGCTTGCGGGAAACATGACGGTTGTCATCGAAGAGTCCGAAAGGATGCTTTGGGGGAAACGGCTGCAGGACTCCATTGCCGCCGGTATCTGCGAAGACAACGGATGGAAGATCGTTGACGGCCATCCATTCCTTTATGCCCGGTCCAAGTTGCTTGAAGGCATGGCGGCGTCGCCCGACTACATCATTGAAGACGTCGCCCGGCCGGAACTTGGTTACGGTTCGCTTGAAATCAAGAACGTCGATTACTTCATCGCGAAAGATGATTGGAGCGACGAAGAGTCCCCGGCGCATATCGAATTGCAGCTGCAACATCAGCTGGCGGTTTGCGGGCTTTCATGGGGAGCCGTCGGCGGTCTTATCGGCGGCAATAAGTCGAAGGTCTTCCGCCGGGATGCCGACGTTGAAGTCATGGAAGCGATTTTCCACGCTGCCCGCGAAATGTTCGACCGCGTCAAGCGCAACGACCCGCCAGCGCCCGACTACGGCAAAGACTACGAAACGATTAGGACGCTCTACAAGCACGCCACCATTGGCAAGAGCATCAATCTTGAATTCCCGGACGACGCCGAAACCGACGTTGAAAAGCTGACCGCGCTAATCGAGCAAAAGTACAACGCCGATATCGCTTTCAAGCTGGCCGAAGAAGACAAAAAGCGGGCCGCCGCCGAACTTCTGGACTTCATCCAAGACACCGAAAGCGTGATCGGCAACGGCTGGAAAGTCATCGCCGGGACCACGCACAAGCAAGCGTACACGGCCGAAGTCAAGGCTTCCACCTTCCGCACGCTCAAAGTTTCCAAACCTAAACCGAAGAAAGAAAAATCATGAGCAATTCAACCGCTGTCGCACTAGCCGCGCCCAGGACACAAGCCCTATCGGTTTTTGCCGACGAAGCGTCATTCGAATCCGCGTTGCGGCTGGTCAAGCCGCTTGTCCAATCCAATCTTGTGCCCGTAGCGTATCAAGGCGTTGAGAAGACCGGCAACGCTCTTATCGCCCTTGATATGGCGAACCGTATGGGATTGTCGCCCATCATCGTTATGCAAAATTTGCACGTCATTGAAGGCCGTCCATCTTGGTCGTCCAAGTTCATAATCGGCGCTCTTGCATCGTGCGGGCTGTTTTCACCCATCCGCTGGAAAATCCGTGATCTCGGCGAAGTCGTAGCCGAAAAGGTTGAGTGGTCCGGTCAGAAGGGCGCACGGACCAAAAGCGTCGTTAAGTTCAAAATTCAAGACAAGGAATTCATCGCAACCGCGATTGAAAAGGCAACCGGCGAAATCCTCGAAGGTCCGCCCGTCACTTTCTCCATGGCTATCGCCGAGGGCTGGTATCACCGGCCGGGCTCCAAATGGCTAACAATGCCGGACCTGATGGGCCGCTATCGCTCCGCTTCCATGTTCGGCGGCCTCTACGCACCGCACATTACGAACGGCATGCCGACGCAAGAAGAAGTCTACGACATGGCACCGGATGAATACGAGGTCGTAGAGACGTCGGCAACGACGCAACAGCTTCCGGCCGACGGCAAGCCCGCCGCCCGGCCGAAAGGCGTCCACGCCGCCATAAACAAGGGCAAGGCGAAAAAGGAAGATAAGCCCGCCGAAGCGCAAGCCGGAGACACAACGCTTAGTGGCGGACCCGCCGAAGGAACCGAAGAGTTGGACGCCGACCGCTTAGGCGACGACAACGCCGACGGAGAACAGCAAGGCGACGTGTCGGGTAGTGGCGACATGTTCGACGCTCCCGGCGATGAAGACTACGACCCGGCATAAGGAAAGATCATGTCCGACGTTACACTTTTGGTTCCGACCGAAGCCGCGAAGCGTTTACGCGCTTCTGCAAGCACCTTGGCCCGCTGGCGTGTCCATGGCACCGGGCCACTCTACATCAAGCGTATGGGTCGCATCTTCTATCGCGATATCGATCTCGATGCCTACGAGAAAGAGAACGAACGTACGCAAACGCGAGGGGAATAGCGATGCAGTTGCCTAGTTCAAACACCGTTACCCGCCGCGTCCGCATTCTCGCCGACAACGGGCATGAAGCACTAGTGCGGTGCGTCGATAGCAAGGCCGAATACGTCTTGCCAATGGCAAACGCGGACTTCGCGCCTACCGGTCCAAACGTCTACCTTATGACCCTGGGCGAAACGACAGCAATTGACGCCGGTATCATCTAATGATCCGCGCCGACGTCATGCCGCTTTTCAAACAATGGTTGCGCGATTGCGGTGCCGAAGTACTCGGCCCGACGTCGGAATGGGAAGTCTTGCGCGTCGTCACCTATCACGGCACGCAAGTCGTCCACCGCAACAAAAAGGGGAACCAGATATGGCCGCCGCATATCGCGGCCGTAGCTCAACAATTCCTGAATAACGAATTCCCTTCTCTGTCGGCGGGTCGTCGGGCGCGAAAGTCTTCCAAGATGCGGCAACGCTACAGCGCTCTTGTCGAGCGCGATGGCAACGGTTGCTTCTACTGCGGTGAAGTCGTGCCGGAACCGGATATTCCGACCGCCGATGGTTACGGGCCGACAATCGAACATTTGGTGCCCCACGCCCACGGCGGACCAAATCACCTATCGAATTGCTTCCTTGCGCATAGCCGCTGCAACAACATCGCGGGCGCATTGTCAGCCGTTCAAAAGATCAAGCTTAGAGAAAAAATGCGGAAAGCGGCAAATGACAACCGAAAACGAACCTATCGCACCGGCGACCGCCGAGCCTCTCGAATACGAATTGACGAACTTCCGCTACGGCATGCAGGCGCTAGTTGATGAACGGAAGCGCCGCGAAATCCGCTTGATTGATCTTGAAGAGTGGTCCGGTGTCAGCATGAACAGCTTGTACGCGTGGAAGTCCGGTGTTCGGTCGCCGACACTGGTTCACTTGTGCGCGCTAGCGAAACCGCTTGGCTTCGAAGTCATCTTGCGACGGATCAAACCTTGACGTTCCCGGAAGCGATGCAAGCCGTCATCGACGGCTTGTCGGTCCGCCGGGCCGCATGGAACCCGCGCCGCATGGTCCGGCTGGTAACAACGCCATGGAACGGGGAAACGGAATCCCTGCTCGTCATGGACATTCTGAAAAAAGGCGACGTCCCCCCCTTCCCGTTCAATCCGAAGGGCGAAGACGTGCGCGGCCAAGATTGGGAAATATTGACATGA